CACGCACCTTATTCTGGTGAAGGATAGCCGACATTGAACGCTTAGTGGGGCCTGTTTTCAAAGACATGGTAAACCTCGGAGCCTCCCCGCAACTGATAACTTCCTAAGAAGCAATCCCCCTTTTCGTTTTCTTCAGGGATGATATCCCCGGTGGAGTAGGTATGAAAGTGACGTGGTACTGATTCCGCCGTGGGATCAACCTTTGCCCAGATACGAGGTTCTTCGTACTGAATGGCGAGGTACAGAATGTCCGCGCCCTTGGGCATCAAAATAGTTTGTTCATCTGAGACTGTTAACCTGTACTTCAGGATTGTTTTGTTCATCAGTTCTTCTCCTTTAAAATCTGTAGCTGGGTGAATTGCGGAGTCGGTAGTTGTCCCTTGCCTCTTCCATTATGGCGAGTTGCTGTTTGATGATATTTATTGGAATATTGGGTGCGAGCACATTGAGTGAGGCACCGATAAATATTTCCCTACTCTCTCTATCCTCCCTGACTGTAAATTCGCAAAACCTGATTGCTTGCTGCATGAGTTCCTGAACCATTCTCATATGTTCTTTATCAATGGTTCCATCTTGCGCCAATCTGGCAGTCATGTAACTGGCACTAGGCATGGTGGTGTAGGTTCTCAATTCATTGATAACCATGTGGGTTCTCCCTTTTAAGTTCCTCTTCGGCTTTACGCATGAGTTTTTGGAAATGCCACAACCCCATTGCACATCCGCAAAGATACCCTGCCTTCCCGAAAATCCATGACGCCCCGTGTGTGGGGCACTTATCATTTATCATATTATTTTACCCGAAAAGTTCTTTGGTCTTATTGATATACCACAGATAATCCATATCGTCTGGGAACGGTATGGTTATGTCCATGATTGGTTTGCAATCGTCCGACACCGGAACTTGCTTGCCGCTCACTTGATAAGTGATAGGTCCGTTCTCAATTGTAGAGTAGTACCAGCGCACCGCCTTACCTAAATACTCCGTGTGGTTGTGTTTGGTGAGTTCGGCAACAGCAAGCTTGTAGGTCCAATCAAGTGATTTGCGGTCTGGGTGCATACCCGCCATACGGATAAGCTCAACCTTACTGGAATGAACCGGAACGAACTTATCGTAATACTTAACAGCACCACCGTTGACTGTGCGGACAGTGACGAACTTTTTGATATCCTTACAGTTCTTTATCGTTTCCTCAATCGGGGTTCCGAAACGAATGTAATCAATCAAGGCGTCCGTACAAATGTCGTGCTCAGGGTTCTTGTTAATACCCGATTCAGCATAGGTGCCTTTAAGCTTCACATTGCCGTCCATCTTCACGGCAATGTAGTTGTTCACGTCACGCGAGAACAGGCCAAGGTAGTTTTCGCTCTCCATGGTAAATCCGGTCAAGCTCTCCCAGTGCTTGATTATCTTCTTCATCATGTCTTCTTTATTCTTCGGGCATTTCATGACAATTCCGTCAGTGTTTCCAGACACGACGTTGATACCCTTATTCTCTAACATTTCGATAAGCATGAGGAGGGAAAGCTGTCCGGTAACGGTAACCTGAATCATCAGTTCCGGGGCATACAGAATGGAGTAGGGCGAACCTAGCTTTCCGAATGACCCGTTAACGATAATCTTGAAACAGTCGGCTTTTACTTTATTATCCTTCTCTCCCTTTTCGTCACCATTATCCTTACACCGTTTTGCTTCAACTTTGGCGACTACACGCTCATCAATGATACCGCAATAAACAGGAAGGAAGTTGGGGCCTAGTTGTTTCGGGTAGAGCTTTAGCTGCCGGATAATCTCCGGGTAGTAGCTCGTTACGTCCCAATCCCAAAGCGCAATATCAGCCGTGGCAACGTGAAAAGTTTTCTTCTCGGTAGAGTGTAAGCCTCCCATTCCCATGTTGTAGACTGAGCTACCCAGCTTCACCTGAAGTTCCTCAAGCTCCTTAGGCATCGAAATTCTTCCGTTGGCTTCTATCTGGAAACGCTCGGTGGTAACGATCTGCAATGCCTTCTTCAGGGTCGGGTCGTTATAGCTGATAAAGGCCGGGGCCTTGTATCGGAAGGTACTCGAAGCAATTTCCCGCTTCTCAAGCTTCTGGCCCCTTGGGAGCATCTTGGTTAGTTCGGAGGTGATAACTGCTTCTGCAATCTGAGCATCTGACTTAGAACGAAGGTCCATCTTGTAACGCTTGCTCAGGGTACGGCGCAGGTTGATCTGAGGTAACAGGTCGAGGAACAGAAGTTTGGTCTTATCAAGGTCGCGGTCACAGTATTCGTTGACCTTATCCATTTCATCATCGGTAAGCCACTTATGCGGGTCATAGGGCAAGTCCTGCATACGCTTACAATGGAGCCGCCCACCGTAGAGTTTCAGGGAGATTCTGACTCCGGGGGCAACCTCTGAGAGGTCGATATGGTCAATGCTAAAGTCACGGGAAAGACTGTGCTTCTCCCTGAACTTGTATGAAGATAGCCCGTTTCCGATAAGGTCCTGAGTGGCGTCGTACAACTGTTTGTTACTTGCACCGGTCATCGCATATTCCAGTATCGGAATATCGAAGTTGGTGCCGTTGAAGGTTATAACCTCATAGGAGTCGAGGAGGAAGTTGATCCCCCTATAATCAAGTTCCTCGTACTGCGTGCGCTCAAACCCCCAAACCCTTTCATCGGTCATACGCATGAACTTTATGAGGAAGTAGTTGGGATATACTTCTATATCCATCACCGCTTGCCACTCATCAAGTCCCTCGTACTTCTTCTCCTTCTTCTCCTTCGCTTTGGGGCGGGGAGCATTCAGGACCGGGGGCAAGGGCGCACGCTTCTTGAATGACGATATTTCAGAATTTCGGAAGAAACCATCAGACACAGGGACGCTCCTTACTTCGGATTATACTGGCATTTCCCGCCTTCGGAACAGCATACGGTGCAGGGTGACTTATCCCGCCCGATGGTGAAGTTTTCGTTGTTGCAGGTAGAGCAAATGCCGTGGTGCTTATCGCAGTTGATTGCGTTGCAGGTCATTGTCTCATCAAGTTGGTGCATGTGTTTCTCATGCTCCTCAACAAGTCCCTCCTGCATCATCTTCATGGCAAGATTCCACGTATCAGTCACGTAGTTAACCAAACCATCGTCAAGAGGGGCACCGAGGCCGCGCACAAGGTCGAGGAGAGCATCCTCAACCACCTTCAGCTTCCCTTTGCGAGCGATCAGGGTGTGAGACGGAAGTTGCCGTTCCAATATCATAATCTGGATCATGACAAGGGAAGCGGTCCAAGTGATAAGCTCCTCGTTGCTAAACTCGGAACACTGGGGGACCGGTACCTTTTCAGGTACCTCAACAACCTTCATGGCCGGGATATGGGGAACGTAGGAAACCTTACCGGAAGGCGAAACCCTCTTTTCGTATAACACGACTTCGGACATATCAATCTCCTTTAAAATCTAGTGTCAATAGTTTGTTGGATTATCAATGCAGTTCCTACTAGGACGGTGTTACCCATCTTGGCTTTCCAAACAGTTCCTTTAGTTACCCCTGCTTGTTCAGCAAGGGCGAGGTATGTGATACCCTTGGCTTCCATTTGCTCGGCCAAGTAGGGCATGGTGGTTACGCGCCTGTGAATACCGGCCATAGCTAATCCTCATCGAAAATCAAGCCGTTTGCGCGGCACTTGTAGTAGAGTTGGCGGGAAGTCTGAAAGAGGTTGCACTTGAGGCTTGCGAACCACTGGCAGCATGATATACAACGGCCATGCCACAACCGCTGTCTGGGAGTATCGCATACATCGCATGTTCCCTTTCTCGCCATGACATTACCCCTTGACGTTTATGAGCGGTATGATATGAGCACGAATTGCAACCAGCTTCGATTGCTGCCTCATAACGGAATGGATATCTTTGTACGCCATGGGGCTTTCGTCTATGGTTCCGGGGGTGACCCGCGCCACAATACCCCCCATAGAACGCTCAAATTCGGTCATAGAAAGAGGTTCGGTCAGTTGTTGACCGGTTACCTTGTCCCGCTTGCCCCTCTTGGCTTCTTCGCGCCCCATGACGCGCCCCGCCCCGTGAGAGGAGGACCAAAGCGAGTCAGGGTTGCCCAAACCCTCAACGATGAAAGAGCCGTCCCGCATGTTGCCGGGGATCACCCCGCCGTAACCCTTGTTGGCCTGAGTAGCACCCTTACGGTGTATCCACCAGCCGGTTGCGCCGTTCTTTTCTACATGGTTATGGTTACGGTTGATAAAGTCGGTCCACAGACCTTTACCCGTACAAAACTTCTGGATGCAGGTGATAACCCGGTACATCATCTGACGGCGATTTTCCAGCGCGAAAACTTCACACGCCGTTTGGTCGAGGAAATAGGCCGCGCCTTCATTGCTTTTGATATCAAATCCGTAGTGGCCTTCCAGCGGCTTCTTGATACCGGTGTGCATGTCGGCGGCGAGAGTCATGTGATGAGTAGCCACGGTATGACCTATGCCGCGGGAACCAGAATGGATGATGATGTAGACCTCGTAGGTCTTGTTGTCGTATCCGATTTCGATGAAATGATTACCGCCTCCCAGAGAGCCGAGTTGGTGAAGGCCCTTGCGCTCCCGAAAGATGCGCTTGAATTCCTGCGTTAGACACATCTGTTCGAACTGTGGCCACTCGGAAGGCTCGGAGTTCTGCGCCCCCTTGCCGGTCGGGATTGCGCTGTAGATAGCTTCGAAAATTTGGGTACCGTTAGAAATGATGTCTGTGGCGCTGAAGGTGGTACGCACAGCGCATACCCCGCAACCGATATCATAACCTACCCACGCCGGAACGAGCACACTGTTAGTTGCAATAACTGCACCGATGGGGAGTGCATAACCGGTATGAGCATCCGGCATGAGCGCACCCGCCATAACGAACGGCTGCGTCATTGCGCTGTCAAACTGCTCAAGAGCTGTATCTTCCAATACTTCTGCAAAGATGTAACGCTGCTTTTCCATTCAACGTCCTCCTTCTGTTTTAGGGTTAGACTGCTGATATAATGCTTCTGCCCACCTTGCTTCGGGGCATTCCTCGGTTGCACACCATGACTTGAGGTGCACGAAACAGCCGCACACTGAACAGTTCAGGCCCTTTAGTTTCGGACAGGCTTTGCAGGTATCAAGTCTGATCTGGCGAGCCTTGGGGGAAACCTTGAGGCAACCGCTGCGTATGAACTTGTACATCGCTGTGACGAATCTGAAAAGGACCATGATGATTACCTCTTTTTGGGAACGTAAGTCTTGACGATATGGATAAACTCCTGAGCGTCAAACAGGAGCCTTCCGGGGCCGATTACGATTGTAGAGTTGAGCTTGAGCATGGCGGCGAGGAAGTTGGGTGCGATATCGAATTCAACCGGCTTCCCGCCGTAGGTCACCTTGTCCTCTTCTTCGAACCAACCGTGGGAGCCTTCGGTGGAGATTATCATCCGCTTGCTCTCAAGGTAGACGTTCACCTTGTCGCCGTCTGATAGTACCTCAGCGCGGTCCAGAATCTCGCTCATTCCTTCGGGGAAGGTGGTTTCTTCCCCTACGCACTCAAGGAACTTATCGAGGTCCGGGTACTCCTCCTCAAGGTAGCGGCAGGAGAAAGTTACGTCATCGGGATTGCGGAAATGGAGCCAGCCGGGGGTGACGGCAAACTCATCACACTTGTACCCGATAAGCTCCTTGGCGTGCGCGGCGGGGATCAACATTTCCACCATCGGAGCACCTTCCACAAAGTAGTAACGGGTAGCCCTGTTGTTATCGCAGGACTCAAGGCAATCGCTCATGACGTGGATGCCGGTGAAGGCCGCTTTGTTCTGATCCTTTCCCGCCGAAAAGAGGCTAAATTTGAGCGCAGCGTTGAAGTTTTCGGGGAGGGGTTCCCACACCTCAGGAAAGCCTACCATGTCTAAGGGAAGCAGTATTTTAGCCTCCATTCGCAACCCCGCTTTTGCCTTGGAGCCTACGAACATGACTTCCTTGCTTCCCCCATCGCCGTTGATAATGGTAAGCTCTACTTCCTCGGCTTTGGTCTTCTCGCACATGCCCAGAAGGCCCTTAGAGGGAACGGCCCCCACGATGCCGACAGCTATCGGGTAGGATATGGATACGTTGTTGTTAAACGTACACACCCTGCCGTCCTCAGTGAAGACAAAGCAACCGTCTTGCTCCATCTTGGAATCCTTGGCAAGCCCCGGTTCTACGAGCTTCAGGGCTGCAAGCAACCCCTTCCTGTTTACCTTCATTGATAACCTCCTGTTTAGTTAGCCAACTTACTCTTGGCGATTGTAACGATATTGGCTGCACTTTCGGCTGTCTGTTTGTCGAAAGCCTTTTGTACTATCTCCTCGGTATTCATTTCTCGGCTCTTGAAAGTCATAGCTGAGAGTGGAGCGCCGGGGTAGCAATGAAAGAGGAACTTCAAAACGCCACCATCCAATCTAACTTTGATGGTTCCGTGCTTCTCCGATTCAAATATCTTCTCTTGCACAATCCCTCCTAGATTTCTTCGAAGAAACCCTCAGTGTCATCCATGTAAGCAACCTGATTGTTGAATTCATGGAACGGGGTGTTGGTGCAGAAGAAGCACCTCTGAAAGGCACTCAGGAGATTAGCGGTCCAGCCGTTAGCAGTATCAACGTAGGCATTGCGTGCCAGCGAGTCAAGCGGTTGATAGCGCATTGGATAGACACGTACCTTGGCGTCACGCATAAGCTGTGCCATGTAAACAGAGTCATCAATACTGTACTTGAAACCGTACAGAACATAAATGGATATCTGCCGGAAGCCCTTGGAGCGAGCCAGCTTAATCGCGTCCATAACGGCGGCTTCTTTCTGCAAGCCGTCAAAGGAGAACCTGAGTACAGGGATTTTGAGTTCGGCCAGCCTGTCGGCTTTTTCGGGCGTGAAAATGGTAGCGTCAAGCCCTTGGTTGAAGTCCACGCAAGGCATGATCTTAAGCTTATCGACAGCCTTGTTGAAATGCACTTTAGACGCTGCGAGAAAGTTGTTATCGCAGACAATGGGGCGGGGGACAAAATCCGATACTTCCCTGAACGTACCTTCGATAACAGGCACCGCACAGAACTTGCATTTAGAAATGCAGCCGCGAGTTGTGAAGGTTGCAAATGGGTTGTGGAGTGTGACTGGTTCGATGCCTTCCAGTGAAGAACGATACTGCACGTTTTTCCCAGTACGACTCTCAATCATTTCCTGCATGAGCATTGCACCGGGGCCGCCGATTATAACCTTACCCTTTTCTTTGTTGGCGAGAGCGATAGCTTTTTTGACGAACCATGTGAAGGGAACGGACAAGTGAGTTATGCCGTTCATCTTCCATTGAACAACATCATTCGACCAGTTGTGCATGTTAGTTTCCTTGAAGTGGGGTGGAGCGTCCCTGTTTTTAAAGGTCCGGGTGACCTGATATGTAACGGGGATGCTTGAGGGTTAAAGAAAGAGGGGCGGCTTTACTCCAACCGCCCCCCAGACTTTAAGCATCAAAACTAAAATTCTTGTTAAGTCACTTGATACTGCAATCGCCTCTCTCAAGCCTTAACCGTTGTGAGTGCCGGAAACCTCTGTTCCTAACAACCTCTTCCTCACAACCTTTGCCGGTGACGCCGGTGACGCCGTTGATGCTAGGCGGCGGCTACGGCCAACGCGAACACGCCGTTCGCGTCCACTTCGATGAAGCCCAGTTCCTTCAGGAGGGGCACGCCGTAGCGGAACATCGCTTCAGCCACGGTCAGGTTGCTCACGCCGCCCTCTTCCACGTAGATGGCATCGGAATCGGCAACGATCTGCTCTTTGGTGCCGCCAGCCTTGATAGATTCGGCCAGCGCGGTCGAACGGGTGAAAGCCGGATTCTTCGGTACGGCTGCGGCCTTCGGAGCTTTGGCCGGTTTCGGTGCCGGTGCGGCGGGTTTAGCGGCTGCGGGAGCCGGGGCCGGTGCAGCAGCGCCACGTGCACCACGTGCAGGAGCAGCAGCAGGGGCCGGGGCCGGTGCCGGTGCGGCAGCACCCCTTGCACCACGTGCAGGAGCAGCAGCAGGGGCCGGTGCGGCAGCAGCAGGGGCCGGTGCGGCAGCAGCAGGGGCCGGTGCGGCAGCTGCGGGAGCCGGGGCGGCAGCACCCCTCGGAGCGCGAGCCGGGGCGGGTGCCGGTGCAGCAGCAGCGCCACGGGGTGCGCGTGCAGGAGCGGCGGGGGCCGGTGCCGGTGCAGCGGCGGCGGGTTCTTCCTCTTCTTCGGGCGGTTCCACGATGACGACACCCAGACCCACGAGGATGTTTTCCGCGTCCTCGGAGTAGATCACCTTGTCGGGGTTCTCCGTGTCTTCCATCATGTCGGTGGTGTAGACGTTGCCCTCAGCTTCTTTGAGGATGGTGTCGATGATCTGCTGGTCGGTGACCTTACGCGAAATGGCCGGAAACGGCGGGTCGGGCTGCATGACGGCGATCATCTCGTTGTAAACCAGTTCCAACTGTGCGCGGGTGTAAACCGGTGCTGCGGGTGCTACGGCTCCTCTTGCCATACTCTGTTTCTCCTTTGTGGGGTGGTTTGACTACATGTGTAAATCAGTGACTCCTTTATAATTCAATTAACACAGAGAGTCAATAATTATTTTTAGCGAAATAGTATAAAATGTATTTTTATCCGGCTCTATAACAGTGCGTAAAATAAAGGTTCACAAAATTGTAACATTAATAGAGAAACGCCAAACCCTGTGTTTTAGCGGAGCTTTGAAATTAATTCGTTATCGCGGTCATACTGGATACGCTCTTCTCCTTTGTAGTTATCAAAGAATTCATACCACCAAGTTATGATAACTTCATGGTTTCTCCACAACACACGAATGGAAGGAACGTACCATCCATACTTGAGTTGACGCATTTCGGGGCGTTTACCCCAGAAGCGCCGAAAGAAAGGAATACATATCTTGAAATAACCTCCCATCATGTAATGCTTGCCGTATGCAATCCACGATTCAGGAAGCATCTGACCTGCATTAATGTCCTCCCTTCGAAGCACCTTCCACTTCATCAAAACCTCCCGGCGTTATACTCCCGCCACATAGCTGCCCAATACTCGTTAGCCGCACTCTGGCATTCATCACACAGCGTTGCATAGTTACGCCCCGGCTCGCTGTAGGCTGTATTCTGGGGGCGACGATAAGCTTGTTCACTGTCGCACGGTCCTTCGAAACCCTGACACTTTTCAAACCATATCGGTTCAGTTTCGCTCACGCTTGCTAGAATACCGCTCGTTATGTTTATATCTTCACCGGTCATTCGGCGGTAGACTGATTCGGCTACATTATACTCAAGGTCACCGATAAATATATCAATTGCTTCGTTCTTAGTCATCTGCGACCTCGATTCTTTTTAAGCTTATGTTTATATCCCCGACTCCGCTCAGGTAACCAATCCCTTTCTTTCTCCCAATAGGCTTCGGGTTTACAGTAAATGGGATAGTTAGGTATCACTGGAATAGATACTTCGTCACTGACAAGTTTAATTATCCGACTTGTATCATCAATAAGCAATACGTCACCACTGTATGCTTCTATTAATTGAATTAATGCTACTATCTTAGCTCGACTATTTCCTATTTCTGAGATACATACAGTGCTCACGATATTCTCCTAGTAGCTGAACAGGTATGCTTTACCAATGGCGAGGCATTGCCCAATTGTTACCAGTGATGTTATATCAAACTCTCCCTCACGTACCAGAATCTCCCCTATCCTCATGATACCCTCTTTTTTCTCGGAGGGTGTCTGGTTCAACCCATAGAAGGCTGTCACATGGTCATACTTGCGCCGGTCGGTAGTGAAGTTCTTTCGGGTAAGTATCGGAGTATCCATAGCGTCTGTATCTGCCTGAGACAGAGTTAGGACACATGCGTGGCGTTTCTGAGATAACCGGCGAGCAGCTTTCCATTTCTTGTTCTCTTGGAAACGCTCATCACCGGGGCCGGGTTCTGGGGCGGCAATGTCCATGTAGTCGATTGCTATCACGTCAGCCACAAAACCGTCTTCCTCTTCCCACGTTGATAACTGATTGTCGATCATGGACATGGAACAGCTATCATTTAGGAAAGTGGCGAGCCGGAAACCTTTGGCCTTGATCTTCTTCTTATAGCTCACTCCGTTCTGGTAGGCTTCTTGCCACTCCAACGGCTGAACCGGGGGCCTGACGGCGTGCCACACAGCACCCTTAAACGGGCTTCGGTGGTCATGTTGGCACGCCGTACAGGGAACGTACCCCACGGCGTCTTGAAAGCTCATTTTTTCGCCGTTATCGTAACACCCACTGCTACAGGTACGCTTGTTGGCATATTGGAGACAGCGCACGGGATTATCACGCTGATTGTGTTCGCAGTCGAGAACGGGTACAAGTATCTCCCCGCAGTATTTCTTTTTGTTGGAACGTTGCGCGAGGGTGATATGTGTTCTGAGAACGTAGTCAGCCTCAGTTAGGTCACCCAATTGGAAATAAGCCACGTTGCAGCGTTGGCGGTGCGCCTGTTTTGATAACCAATCGAGAAACCATGTCTTACCGATCTTGGCAACACCCATCATCGCAACAAGAGACTCACGGGTGAACTGCTCGTTCATCATTTCCCCCAATTTACCGGGGAGTTGGAAGAGGGGGGCCGATTTAGCTTCCCATGCCTTTTGAATTGCTTGTTCATCATCGAAAGGATCAATGCCCTGAGACATGACCTTTTCAACGGTACGAAATTCGTTGTAGGCTTCTTTGCAGCCGTCAAGGTCACCTTTATCGGTGTAGAACTTCAGGTCCTCCCCGAGATTGCTGAAAGCCCGTATTCCGAAATGAGCCACGGTCTTATCAATCAGGTAAGGAACGTTGAAGTGGTCGGCCCTTTCGTACTCCTCGGAAAGAGTTGCAAGAAATTCCTTGACGAAACGTATCTGCTCCGGGTCGGTTGCTGTTTTTGCCCAGTGCTCATAGAGGTCTTCGATTTCTCTTCTTGGTGCCTCTTCGTAATTCTTGTAGAATTCGATACACCAAGAAGCGATAATTGGAGCGAAGGTCATTTCCAGAAGGTCAGCGGAATAGAGCGGGATAACTTCCCGTAGGTAGTGATCCGAAACAATCATTCCGGTCAAAATATCTCGTTCAATCTTAGTATCAATTTTACGGCGTGTTACAGCCACGGCGTTACCTCCTCTTGCGTAGGTCATTCCCGGTCAGTTCAACTACTTCGCACATTCCCATTACGCGGGAAACGATGCGAGCGTCAAGTTTCTTTTCCAACTGCTTGTAGTTGAAGTTAGAGGTGAAGATGGTTTGCTTATCACACCCCCACCTCGTATTGATTATGCGGTAAATGTGAGTCATAGCCCAATCGGACGGAAGTTCGACACCGATATCGTCAATCACCAAGTATTCGATTTCGCAGTAGTGATTGATAAGATTTAGTTGTTCACCCACACTCTTACCAAAGCTCCCCTTGATTTCGTCAAGAAGCCCCAGCATCGTTACAAAGTCGCATTCCTTGACCTTGGAGAAAGGAACACCCTTGATATAGTCAACGAGCATGGCAACTGCCATGTGTGTCTTGCCCGTTCCCACGTCACCCGTGATAAATAGACTCTTATCAAGCATTTCGTAAGGTAAGCCGGGGCATTGTGTGAGGCGTGCGCCCCAGAACACCGGCAGCACTCCCAGTTGCTTGAGGTAGTCGGGCATTTGTGCCTCATACGCACAATCCTCACAGTGATTCTTTCCATTGATAAGTTTTACCACCGGGGAGTTATCGCATATTTCACAATCCATCATCTAGCTCCTTTGGTTGTTTATTCTGTGAACAGGTATATCATCATAAGTTTCGTTAGTGGAAGGAAGGGGGCCGCGCCTGTTGTTCCTTGTCTCGCTGCGCTTCATTGCCGCCTGAAGGTTGGGGAACTTCTTTCTAAATGATGATCCGCTGTATGCTTCGGGTATAAACTCGCCCCCTATGTACTCGGAGTACCAATTAAGTACGGCGTTTATTGCCGGTATGTCGATGTTATTCTGTGTCCTAAGTAACCTGATTTCAGTTGCCCACTTCTTTATATCTGTGTCAGTTATGTTAGTAGTGCGATACGGTAGCACAATGTCTGCTAGCCTTTCAGCAAATGATATATAGCGAGCGTTTAGGTCAGAGGTACCTTTCGGCTTACCTCTCCTTTCGTTAGAATACATATCAAAACTCCAAATCAAGTGTTAGTTGGGGGGATTTGTCGCGGCGTTTCTTATTACTGAAGTCGGTACAGCGTGATGCGGTTAGTTCAAAGATTTGGTAGGCGTCTATGATACGGGGAAGGCGCAAGAAGGCGCTCAAGGCTACCTCCCGCACATGGAGGCATTTTGAGACGCGCTTGCATTTCAAGCAGGTTGTAGACAGGGGATGGGTGTTGCGGGTGTCTTGCATTGATAGCGCCCCTCCTCAGTAGGCGGGTACTAAGGGGCGCTGAGGAGTCGCCCCTGTTCCCAAATTTTACATCAATCTAGGACGGTGCCGTTAGCTAGACGGCGTACCGCTCCGAAAGCCAGAACAATAAACGGGGTGCTTCAGAAAGTCAACGAAAATTTCTATACCCTTCCAAATACAGGTCGCGCATAAGTTCGTCCGCATCAACCTGAGACATTTCGCCGGGGTCACCGCTGTCAAGGAAAAGCATTTCAACATCCACTCCTCGGTTGCTCAGGAGTAAGGCTATCTTTCTAGCCTGTTTTGCAGCTTCTGTTTCACCACCGTCAAACATGATATAAACCGTCTTAAACTTCTTGACTAGGAGGTTTACCTGAGCCATGGTGTACGCGATACCGAAACAGCATACCGCCCCCGGACCTAACCGCCACACGTCCGCGATACCTTCCACTAGCACACACGCCTTACGTTTGGCCTGATCTAGCCCATACACCACATCTTGATGGTCTACAACCTCCCTCTCCTTCTTGCAAGCCTTGTACTTCATGTCAGATTGATTAGTTATATCACGTCCTTGGAAACTCACCATTTTACCGTCAAGGGTTATTGGTGCGATGATACGAAACTTGTAATCCCCAAGGTTTGAGGTACCTCTTAACCCCCATACCTCGGCTAAAAGGTCGGGGTCATATTTTCGGCCTTCCAAATATGCCCTATGAGCGGAGTTTAGGGGGCCGGTGAAGCTTGGGTATTCGCAGACTGTAGCGGTTGCCTTGAGACGGGTTTGTGCCTCCCCTGCGGCACGTCTACCCCTCTTCTCATACTGCCTGTGTATCTCTACTGCCCTGTCCCAGTCGCAAGCAAGGAGGGCTTTGATAACTTCAACCTCTCCGTGCTTGCCGCACTTCCAACACTTGATTGCGCCGGTTGCGAGGAAGACACCCAAATGACCATCACGTCCACCGCAAAAGGGGCAGTTGGTGTTAACCCACCCCGCGCGATAGTGCTTACCGCTAGTTGCGATTGGTACGTGATAGTCATTGTAGAATTTTACAACATCAAATGCCACGGCGTTGATCCCCGGTGTGTTAGGTGTACTCGGTTCCCACCTTCATCCCGAATACTATCCTGAAGGAAGTTTCAAAGGCGCTAGCTGCACAGCTTACGCAAACTGGAACTAGATAACCTTTGATCTTAAGGTGGGGATTGAAAAGAGCGGAATTAAATAGTTGATAACCAATCCCGCAACAGGAGCATATCTCTTTCATAACTTCTCCTTATGAGGGATTCATCCCACAGAGGATTTCCATTATCCGGCGGTTGTATCCGGTGAAAGCAGCACTGTCACCGGCTGCCATTGCGTTATTACGCTTTTCGCGTAGGAACTTCAGGGTCTTTTCACAAACGTCCTCGGGTTGATACTTTTCGTGTTCATCGTTCATCGCAATGGCCCCCATTGTGTTGTGATTATTGGAGTGTAGCACTGTTGGATGTGCTCTCCCGTTTCTCTGTCGGCATAGGAGCCACACTTGTAGTATCTGCGCTCAAACACGTCTTCGCCCTCGGCGTTGCAGAAAGGGCATTCGCCGCAAACCCGTTTGAGTTCCCCTGCGGGTTCAACCTCCTCCTCCCGCTCCTCTCCGCTTCTATCCTTTTTGGGCGGGGTCATAGTGTCCCTCCTCAACAACATCTACTTTCATTCCGTGGACTTCCTCCGTTCTGATTATGGGACGCAAGGGGAGCACGGCACCCTGAACAGCTTTGATGATCTTATCGCGCTGTTCAGTTAGATACTTCCAGTTCTCAGGGTCGGCCAAGTGGTCGGCAGTGAACACGTTGTCGATGCCGTATGTCTTCTTTTGCTTGCCGTTGTGAATCAACACCATGACTTGCAAGCCTTCCACGGTAACCTTCATTTCTATCTTGGTCAGGAAACCGGTAGCACGTTGAATGTCACGGATCATCGAATTGATGAGAGATATAACGTTGACCGGTTTCGGGGCGAGGTAGGGAAAGCGATGAAACAACCCCGCTTTGGTGGCATCGTTATGCTGCCAATCCTTGAAGGCCCACTCAGCCCCCGGTGCCTCAAGCTTAACACTAGCAACCAGCTTGTGAAACTCCTGCTCATCACGAAACCCGTTCTTCTTTGCGATTGCTTCCAGCATCGTACAATCTCCTTTGTGTGAAGTAGTTGATTGCATCAATCTCTTCGAAAGTGCAATTCCTGATCTTGGTGGGGTCGGCGTTGATCCCAAGGCTATTATCCCTTATGTTTATCAGAGACACAAAACCACGGTGATCCTTCTGTCCTTCGTAAATCCACACCACGCTTAAATACCAGACATAGCGGGTCGGAACGTCCTTATTGGGTTGTGGATTTAGTGATGACATACTCTCCCCTATATATACGATAAGAACCGTCGCACTTGTAGCTAGTACCTTCCGGGTACGGTGTGGGCAAGTGGTGGAACCAGTGACCTCTAATTTTCCCGTTCGCCGTGATACTTACCAGCTTGAGACATACGGGGCAAATCCCCTTGCCTTTGTTTGGTTGTGGTTTTCCCATGTCGTTACCCTCCTAAGTGGTGCGGCGGCGTCTGGGTGGCTGTTCGGCTTCCGGTTCTTTCTTCTTGCCTTTAACGGGGCAATGTTGCTTGTAATCGCTGGAAATTCGACTGTAGATAGTGCCACACCCGTAAACGGCGGTATGATTGGGATACTCCACCTGAAGAGGACTTTTGCAGTGAGGACACTCGGGACCGGCTTTTTCGGTATTCATCAGTTTAATCCTGTCCCGCTGTCCTGCCATGAACTCTGTGAACACGGGACAATGATGGTTCTCTTTGCAGGAGCCGTGGCAGAGTATGGCGTCAGCCCACCAATATCCCGGCTCTCCGTCGAACTGCACCCTACGCTTGCACCACTCGGGCGGTCCATAGATGTATCCACCGTGGCCCCTGCCGGTGTACTCTTTCGGTTCGTCTAACATCGCGTCTATTTCCCCTTTTGCTGTCGGAACGTCCGGTGTTACATAGTACGGCTCTCCCGGCTCATAGTACCAAGTTTCACCGTTACTCATGCGAGCGATGGTAAATCCCTTGTATTCCATGTGCCGCGAAATGGTAGGTGCTGCCGGTGTTGCGGGTTTTCCTGTTGTCCTTGCCATCACATCCCCCTTAGCTTTTCAAGTGCGTCCTTTATGTTCTTTATAATATCTGCATTGTTGGTATCCCAGTTCTTGTCATGGTCGATCTTGATTTCGAAGTCGATAGTTCCTTTTAGAAAATCGTGGTTAGTGGAAAGAACCTGCGCCCTACGCTTCGTAAGAACATCATCATACCACTTTTTAACTTTAGCTCGGTCTTCCGGGGTTGATTCGGTTTCAACGTCATCTATCATAATTACACTTCCGCTACTTCCATGCAACCGATGAGTGTTCTGGGCGTAAGTAACGTAAGCTAAAGCGTCTACTGTATCGTTTAACGGAGGTTGCTCAGGAAACATGCCAATGTTTACGATACTATTAAAACTTGAGTTGGCGATTTTACCAAAAATGCCGTTGTTCATCATTTTGATAGCTCTTTGATTTGAAAATTCTAGCAGTTGTTCGGCTAGTATTTCAGCGCGGCTCTTGAGTTCTCCGGTTGATCTAAGCAAACGCACCGTTGCAAAGTAGGCATCGGCGCACTCGTTGTGCATGTAATATGGAGTTTCCTTATGAGGTACACCAAGCACATCGTCATACGCAGTCCTCACTTCTGTATAGGCGAGCATGGATTGCTTTAGGCGCTCCTGTTCGTCTTTCTGGCGTTGCCGGTAGTTCCCCGGTGAATATGCCCACGGTGGCCGTTTTTGGAGCTTCTGAAGGGTCTTTTTGCATACTGGGCATTTCATCTTGTGGACTCCAACAGGCGGTGGGTCACATTCACCGCCGCCTTGCAATGGGAATGAATCAGATGGTGTGACTCTTCCCAAGGTATATCCATCATTGAGGGGAAGAAGGTGTTAGCAACACGCGAATAACCCTTAGCCTTGCGTCCCGTGGTCTTGACCTCTTTCCTGCATACCGGACAATTCATATCAACTCCTTAGAATAAAGTAAAGCCAATCTGTTCGCTGTGAATTCGGATGGTAACCTTTACAACTTGGGCACAGTCAGGGTGTAGCCTAACGTCCATGGACTTTGCATTACCTATATCGAATCCTAACAACTCAGCCACGGCCCCGCTCTTGATTTCAACTATTGAATATTTCTTTGGCTGTATATCTTCACCGCAGAACATACATTTAATTAGCATCAATGGCCCCCAGTAATCGCTCGGTAACGAGAAAAACCTGTATCTCTTCTTTACTTAGGTGTCTGTCTGCTAAAAACTCCAAACTCCAAGAGCCAGAATGATATTCACCCAGTAAGACATTGCCGGTTTCGAATTCCTCAAATACCTGAACACTCAGATGACCTATTTTGAATTTACGTATTGTTATGAACTTCCTCAACCCCACTTCGAACCGTGGGCGGGTGTCCTTATAGCGGGTTTCAAAAATATTATCAGCTTGCTCTACAAGTTTGGAAAGCTCCGTTGGCTCAGTCTTCCTAATGAACTTGGCTCTATCGAATATCATGACTACACCGTTAAATCCATGTTAGCTATACCCATGGGTCTGTGAGTTTGCAAGAAGCGTAGGGAGTCGAGGTTACTTTCGAACGTGATATTAACTTCTACTCCTGCTTTTAACTTTATGAACTGAGGCTCGTTCGGTTTATCGGATTCGGTTATTCGATGAGTAACAACAAGAACCGACAAATCACCATCGGAAATACTTGCGTCGTCAATGAACCGCTCCCCCCACGTTTTCATGTCCTCAGTTTTTTGAGTATCTACCGTGAAGCGAATAGGTGTGAACTTACAGTACAATCCGATGTACTTATTTTTGTTCGGGTTAGTAACCTCATATATCTTAAACTTGCTTTCCTTCTCAACCCGACGAAACTCCCGCGTACCGACAGTGAGGAAACCCGCTTTGTCAAAAACCTTTTCAATGATCCTTGCTGCTTTGCCTTTCATATCCTACCCTCCTCAATCCTTTCAGTAACCACATGAGCTAACAGCCGTTGAACGTCTGGGTGATAGGGATCAAGCTTCGCATGGATGATAAGTGACGGCATGTAGATTTTCCCGTCATGCAAAGGAAAGTCATCAACATGGTATTTCGCCCCGTTGTCCCTCCACTCAAAGACACGCATCCATGCCATACTTGATATTGCTGAAGAGGTAAATACCCTACCGGCAATGAATAAAAAGGGTTGCTGTCCTTTTATCCAAAGTTGCCAGCGTTGAATTATATCCTGTTCGTCTTGTATTTTGTCTTTCATAGGCCGTGTCTCTCCTTCATACGGCGCATAATGGAAGAGAGTAGATTGACGCTTACCACTTCTTCGCCGTCCATGATAAGTGCTGCTTCGATATCCTTCTCATCAAGACCGTATGCTAAATCCTCTTCTATTGTATCAGAGGATATTAGATAGTAGTTATTTACGCTGTCTTCCTGTCCTATTCGATGCACCCTATCATCAGCCTGTTCGTGTACCTTCGGATTCCATACAAGTTGGAGGGTACAGGTTGCGCTTGCTGCCGTCAAGGTCAAGCCGGTACCTGCCGCCTTAATCTGTCCCATGAATAGCACGATATTCGGGTCAGTCTGGAAACGTTCAACCGCTTCGTTGCGCTTGACTCCGGTTATCCTACCGTCAATCATCACAGCACGGCCTTTGAAATGCTTGCATACCTTATCAACAATCCAAGTATGTTCCGCAAATACTACCAACTTTTCCCCAGACTCTAAATAGTTCTCAATCCACTTTATACAAGCGTCTATTTTGCCTTTCACGGCGATTTCTTTTAGGGCGTTGATCCTTGCCAACCCTTTAATTAGCATTGCTCTGTCTGAGGCTTCTTGACCCTTGGTACCTTTGATCCACGATAGAAAGTTATTCTCTGCTTGCATGTACTCTGAAGAGTTGGTGATATTCAGAGGAATTACCGATTTGATCTTAGGCGGCAACTCTTTCAACACGTCCCGCTTTTTCCTTCGAATGCAAGCCAGCTTGATAAGCTTATGCAATTCCAGTGTCCTGTCCTTAGTCCTCATTTCCTTATTATATCGCTCGTTGAACTTAAACCATGAGGTGAACAGGTCGGGTCGCACCATGGAAAGGGAGTTAAACAATTCCTGCACGTTGTTTTCAAACAGGGTACCGGTAATGGGGATACGCTTGGGAATTCCGCGCCAACCATCATCCGGGTTACCTGTTGCCAGTTTCATGCAAACGTCAGTCTGCATAGTCTTTTTGTTCTTCAGTGCTTGTGCTTCATCAAACGCTATGATTTTCGGTTTGAGGGATAAAAGCACCTCGTACCAGTCGATTACTATGTTATAGTTGATAATGAAAATACCTTTGGCAGGAATAGGGCATTCGCGTATCACTAAGCGGCCCCGATACATGGTGATTTCCTCACAAGTACGGCGGGTCATTCCGGATAGAAGATATACGCGATTCTCCGGTGTGGGTATCATCCACAGGAAAATCTCTTTTGCCCAATTGAGTTTGAGTGTGGCGGGGCATACGATAACGGCTGTACGTTCTTCGGGGTGTCGTTGCAGGTAGGCCAAAAACTGTGCGGTTTTTCCTAGTCCCGGTTCGTCACCTATGATAGCGCCGGGGTGTTCCTTTAACATCGCCTCAAGAAAAGCAACCCCTTCATACTGGAAGTGGCGTAGTTCTCTCTGTAGGCCGGTGATGGTAAAATTCATGTCAAGCTTAATGGGGCGGGTTGCTGCACTTTCCTTCTCCACCAGTTCAGGAGTCAGGCGAAAATTACCCGTGCGAAGATATCTAACCGCTTCAAGGGTAAATGGTGCGCTCCAATACACATAACCCTTGCGCTCCCCTTCGAAGTGGCGGCGGGTGATCTTCTTGACACACTCAACCAACACCTTTTGCTTCTTAAAGCGCATAAGGATACGCCCAGAAGGGTCAAGAGAGGCAAGGCGGTCAAAGTACAGGGGGGCGGGGTTTGCCCCCCTCGGTGCCTGTTCCACGGGCTTTGTGGTATACCTAGATTTGATAAGTGCGAGCTTGTCCTTGTCCAACTTAAACCCCCTAGTGCAATATCATCCAGCCGGTAACCCTCCAGCCGGGATGCTTATCATGGCAAGCTATTTCGATATCCTTGGTCTTCAGGTCGCGGGGTGCCTTAGCCTCAAGTTCCAATTCTATTTCAATGATAGCTACCTGCGGGACATGGTGAATGTGTTTCTCAAGGCCAACTTTAATTTTAGTCATTTATCCTGCTCCTTTTTTCTCGGGGTTGTAGGGTGAATGCATTTCGTTAATGATATCGTTCCAACGGGAAGGCCCCGCCGCAATTGCATCAAACGCCGCTTCATCACTGATCTTGTACTTTTCCCAGAGGTAGGAAAGATGATTCCACCATTGCGCCGTTGTTCTGTCGGGCGCACGCATAGAGTGTACCGTGCATATCAAGTAAACTAAGGGTCGTTCTTTCTTCTGGGGTTCGGAGTCAGTAACTGTAACGGGTCGCGGGGAGATTGGCGTTGTTCGTGCCATGTGTCTGATACCTCCTTTTATCACATCGTGGTCAGGAGACTATTGAATTGTATGTTGAACGTGGCTATCGGTTGAAAGAGTTAGCAACAAGAAGTATTATTTTTAGTGTGATGTACGTTACAATGATCGCTTTAATCATGGCCGTGCCTCCCTTATAGATTAGTCGGCTTCAGCCTGTCAAGCTTTATTTTCATTAGTGGAGGGGGGGCGGCGTCTCTCCAATCCCCAGAAAAACCGGTTGCCTCTTTGAGTGCCTGTAATGCCTCCTTGATTTCGGGGCGGGTGTAGGGGTTTTGGGTGTTGTAGTTTCTACCGTCAAGGAACAGCCTTACAAGGTCATACAGAGGTTTGTGCAGAGGGTTTTTAGCAACCAGCTTTCCGCCGCATACGGGGCATTTCCCGTTGTTGTCGGTGTGCGCGTAAAGATTCCCCTCCAAACCACAACCGCTACAGATATAACCGATGAAATAGTTACTCGCTGCGACTGCTGCGTTTTCCTTGTTAAGGAATTCCATTGCATCAATTCCCCGGTCGTAACCGTCAAGAAATATATCCATTTCGTTAATGGAACGGTGATACTGCTCGGTTTTGCTTCCTCGGTTGCTTTCGATAATGAAACCACCCTCACAGCGCCCCGATTCCAACTTGAACTTGTTGGGAAGCTTTTCGTTGATTGCAGCGATACGCCGTCTGATATCTACGATTGTTCTTCTCATATTTAACCCTCCTCTTTTCTGAGATACTGTATCACCCGCAGAAGTTCCGGGTTCTTCTGATACAGGTATTGTGAATTACAAAGATTGGTAGCATGGTGCGCTTCGATTGATCCGTGAAGTCCGATGAGAAACTTTATCATCTTTTCCCGGTCCATGGGACGAGGCACATCAATCGCAACGGTGCTGCGGCTCCCAATGTATTCCTCCAACGGCTCACCATCCATCATTAGAATTATATCCTCTCCCGCCGCTCTCCCAATGAATCGGATGCTGTCGATTTTGTAGTTAGCAAATTCCGCCCCAGCTTTTACCCGTGAATCGCCATCATATACGGTTCCGATATTACCAACGATGACCTGATACTTTGCCATTACATATCCTCCTTTCTATTGTTTATCAATAATGGGGGATCAAGCTGATTTTGTACTTTTGCATATACTGCATCGGGTCCAAATTTTCCTTTGCGGCCGATTCTTCTATTTCCCTCACCTGTTTTTCCTGAAATTTTATGTCTTTCTTCGTGATGATACGATTGGTCAGATTAACAAAACCAAAAGCTTGAATTTGCTCCATCGCCCACATCGGTACAGGTTTAACTTCCATTGTCCTTGCCCCTTTCCTAGATGATATAACGGCTAACCATCCGGTTGTAAAAATAGCGTTGCAGGTAGTTGGGATGAGCACCCTTTATCTTGTTGGGTATCTTCATCCTGATATAGGTACCATCGTTAACGTCGTCGGAATGCATGATGTGTGCGAGAGTACAGGCACGATTAACAAACACCATCTAACCGGTACAAAGTGGAGTTTCCCGGATCACCTCACACTTTGACTCGATACCTTGTAGGTTGAAATTGCTGGTTGTCATGAGCCGGTGAACCTTTGCGGTCACCTCGGGCGGCTCATTGGTGGGCGTTTCCATTTGCTCCACTACAGCGGCCAGATTATGCTTTTCTTTCATTGCGGATATCTCCTTTCTGAGGGGTGCCGTATAACCGGCCCTTGCCCTACCCTTCACCACGGGGCAAAGTCCCGCTGTAGGGCCGATTTAGTGCCTTGCCCTGACAATCTTTTGCGCCGTCTCCCGGTACTCCGAAAGCGTGCAGTCAAAAGCGCCGGTTGCCGTTACGGCGCAACTTGCCCCGATACTATTCCTTCTTGCCGGGATAGGGGAAAACTCCAAAGTAACCCCGGCTTTATTCGCTTCACACAGCAAAGCAAATATAATATCAAGTTGCATGATTCCTACGGTACAGATATGCACGATACTACCTCCCTTTAGGATAGATGTATATCACGGGCCGCTTGTAAACGGCAAAGCTGGGGGCGAGTGTGCCAATTGCCCCCATGATGAGAACAGCGGAAATCATGGGGTCATCGTGTATGGTGAAAACCGCCCCGGTGAGCAACAGAAATGCCGAAAAGCACGCCATGGCAAGCAGGATGCAGATTAACGCTTTCATGATAACCCCTTTGCCCCGGATATACCGCCGGGGCGCGGTAGTAGTTATTATTTGTTCATCCTGATAAGTTCACCGAAAGGAACCTTTTTAGCTTTTCCCATCGTCTGTACCCACAGTACCGGATAATCAGGAGCGGGACCGAAATCATCACAGTCCATATCAGATAGGTATATCAAGCAGGTGGTTTCCTCTCCCAGCTTTTCCACATGCTCAAATGCAGGACTAAAGCGGGTGCCGCCCCGGCCTTTTACATTAAGCTTTACAGGGCGATTCTCCCGGCTAAAGGTTTCGGTGCCGTTAACCCTCGTATCGCAATAGATGGTTTCTACGGTAGTGGGATAGTGAAACAATATATCGTCAATCTCACTTGCGAATTGCTCCAACTCCTCCTTGCTAACCGATGCGCTGGTATCAATCGCAACCCGGATGGGGGGCAACTCTTCAGAGTGCAGAGAGGGGAGGCACACCCCGCGACCGGCAAAGCGGGGGTTGATACGACGGAAGCTGTAATCATTTTTAGCCTGTTGCTCAACAAACCGCTGTAACGCCTCTTTCCAGTTAACTTTAGGCTCATTCAGCTTTTCGATAAGCTCCTCAATATTTCCCGGAAGCCTGCCACAAGCTTTAGCCTGTTGCGCCGCCTGAGTTGCGGCAACTTGCCAATCCTGCGCTGATATATCTTTCTGGGTCTGGGTTGCCGGTTGTCCATCCGTTCCCGGTAAATCCCTAACTTCTCCCGGTACCGGTTGCGGGGTGCCTTGCCCTTTCCCCTGTCCCGGTTGCGGTTGTCCCGGTTGCGGTTGTCCCGGTTGCGGTTGTCCCGGCTGATTACCGGGACCATTGCCGCCGCCCTGTTGTTTTTCCCGGTGCCGTTTGTCATAGATGGTTTCAGAGTTTAAATCCTTATAGAGCGGGTCGAAAAGCCAACCCTTACCAATCGGCATACCCACATCATGAACGGTTTGATTGGTGGGGAAATCGCACGCCTCGTTCCATTCATCAAAATCCCGATCATTGCGGCGGGTATGATGGGCAAGCGCAAGGTGTAACACCTCATGGCAGACAAGCGCCTTTACTTCATCCATGGGAAGGGAATTGATATAAACCGGATTATAACCAAGGGTTACACCGTCAACCCATGATGTTTTGCATCCAGTGTCCTCTTTGAGCAACAGGCGCAAGGCAAGCGCCCCAAAAAATGGATGGTCAAGGATCAATGCCGCCCTTGCCTTAACGATTGTTTGACGTGCCGTGGTATCCATGGTTTTAGCTCCTTTGTTGGGGTTGACGTTAGGAAAGGTTATACAGGGGGTTTAATCTGTCACCTTAAACCCGCCTATAAGCTGCCCTAGTTGCCGCAATAACCGGCCATGATATCGAGAATAGCTTTAGCGTCCTTTGCAGCCGCTTTCCTCTCAACTAGGTTGTTTCTCAGGGTTGAGGGGTCAAGGGTGTTGATCCGATCTTCTATCATGGAAACGGTACGCGAAAGTTTCCGGTCATTGGTAAAGTTCAGGCGCGGTACAAGCTCCGTTAGCTCTACCATGTTATCTATCAGGCTATCCCTAAAGATAGCCTCCGGGTCTGATAGCCTTTCCTCAACCTTTCCCAGTACCTCTTTCAGGCGGTCCCAAAGGTCACCGATAGCGGCGGTTTGTGCCGCTTCTACCCTTGCTGTGATTTGTGCCTGTATGGTGTTCACTTCATCCGACTGAAGGGTAACCCGAAAGTCACCAGCGTTAGGTATCGGGTCAACGTAGAATTCGAAAGCGAAACGCCCCGCGATTTGGCCTTGCTGCGGGTAGTCTTCAGAATTATACATCGTTCCCAGCAAGGCGCGTGCCTCTTGTACGTGCTGCGGGTAATCCGCAACAAACTTCATCACGGCGTTTTCGAAGTTGGTTTTAAGTTTCCGCATTTCCTCAGTATAGGGCAGGAAGTTTGCAGATGGTAAAATGCGCTGGCCTAAATCGTTCCATGGCAGGGTATTGGCATAGTGGAACGTCCGAGCGGCCCCGATGGTTGCCGCGATATCCTTTAGTGCCTCCTTAGCTACGGTGTTTTTGTGGTATCGCCCCGTACCATCGGCGGCCCCATTGTCAACCTGTACCTTTTTGGTTGCGGTTTTATCAAGTTTCCGACCCTGCCATGATGAAATGGAAAGGGAGACAAGCATTGCTTTTTCTGTAAGGCTCACGCCATTGGTTACCGGTGTCATTTTATCCCCCTGTATGCTCTAAATTTCGGTTGTAGTAGGTTGAAAGGGCGGGGTGTTACCTTTCCCAGCATAACACCCCTGCACCGTTAAATGAGTACGCTAGCGTTTTTCTGTGCCCATTGGATATAGGCTTTTGTGTGCGTGCATTTTCTGTCGCGTTTCACAGCGTCCCGGATCAAAAGGACCTGAAATTCCGGCGGCATCCGGTCGGCAAACTTCAGAATTCTTTCCATCGTGGTTTCGCTTGCTTTCCTTGCTAGTGAGCCGGAAAGAGCATACAAAACGGCGGGGTCCTCAGGCATCGGCACGCTGTCGGGGTCCAACAGAATTTCATCGGCGTTAGGAAGTTGCCTCATGATTTTTACGAAAGCAAGAAACTCCGATGCAAACCCTTCACCGGCGATGCCCTTGTAAACTTCGAACTCCAATTGCTGAGGTATTCCCAGCTCAAACGCCTTTCCTACAGCGGCAACCGTGCGGGGGCAAGGAGAGTTGATCAAATCGGCCGTTGCTTTGAAGTCATGGAGCATCGCCGGTTTGAACTTCACAAAGGCGATTACCTCAATCGGCAAATCAGCCGAAAGCGCCCAATTAATCCAATCCTCAACATCCACCTCAAGGTTGACGATGCCGCCCGTGAACCGGCTTTTAACCGGCTCAAGCATCCCGCCTACTCCGGCGCGGTCCTCACGGCGATTAGTTGCCGCGATGAATGTTACATGGTCCGATATCTTGACGCCGTTTATTTCCCGCGCCAAAAGGAGTTGCATTAATGCCGCTTGCACGCTGGGAGCTGCTTGCCCGATATCGTCAAGAAAACAGATTGTCAGGCGGTCGGCGTGCTGAATTTTACGTAATTCGCCATAGGGAAGGAATTCCGCCGCACCATCGACAATGCCCGGCAAACCTTTGTAATCTGTCGGGTCCGAAACAACCGGATGCATGATTACCAAATCGGCCCCGGTATTTCCGGCAACGCTTGCTACTAAATCCGATTTTCCGATGCCGGGGGCACCTGTAACCAATACAGGGCGTTTTCCTGCTACCATGATGGAAAGAACACTTGCCAAATCCGATGCTTTCATGTTTGTTACTCCTTTGTTGTGGGGTTAATGGGACGTGTTATTTAGCCGTAAATCATGTGGAGTATTCCGGCGATATCGTGAACGGTGATTACTGCACAAAAGGCAATTAAGACGATATCACAAACTTTCATGTGGTGCGCTCCTTTCCTGTAGGGGTTGCGGGTATGGTGCGGTTGATTATATAGGGGGTTTAAAGCGTCAACATCCCACTTTAAACCCGCCTATAATCTACCGGAGCGGGTCACCCCTTGCCGTTACTTAGCCGGGGCCGTTACGGTGTCATGAGTCAGGGTAAAAACCGGCTCTTTGTCGGCATTTGCCGCGACAATGCCCAAAAGGAGCAAGGTTGGCATATTGTACCGGAATATTGCCTCACTCACGAAAAGGGGGTCTTTACCGGTCGGCTCTTTCGTGCCGGGGTTTTTGTCCCTATAGAGTTTGTCGGCATCGGCCACGATTGCCTTTTTCGTGCCGCCCTTTTTCAAAGCGTCAACGAAAGCATGGTTGCGGGTGTAGCTGTCCTTTTTCGGGGTCGATGCCGTGGCGGTTGCCTTTTTGACTTTCTTGCCCCCTTCCATGGTGCGGCGGGTCACTTTCGGGGCCGGGGGGGTGACGCCGATTTTAGCCAGAGTTGCCACGTCCTCAGCCGTGAAACGGAATTCCGGGGCCGTAGTTTCGGCAAAGTCTTTTGTAGTGAATTCCGGCGACAGTTCCACGATTGCCCCGGTGATATCGGCAATCGTTGCTTTCGGGTTTTTCGAAAGAACGGTAAAGGGGTCCGAGTCGGCAAGGGCGAAAATGCGAACAATGGCGGCGGCGGTTGCGGTCAATTCTTTTTTGGTTGCGGTGGTCATGGCGGTTACTCCTTTGTTGAGGGTTGCGGTTGCGGGGTTCACGGGGGCCGGTGCGGGGTTCACGGGGGCCGGTGCGGGGTTCACGGGGGCCGGTGCGGGGTTCACGGGGGCCGGTGCGGGTGTTACGGGGGCCGCTTTCGGGGCCGGGGTTGCGGCGGGTGCTGTTGACATGGTATAGGTCAACATGGGTTTGCCGCTTTCGGTGATGGTGAAACTAGCCGGTGTAGTATCATGAAAAATCACGCTGTCCTTTTTGGGGAAATCACACCACGAGTCGGCAATGGTACCGTCACTCTTGATGGTTTCAAAGGCGAATTTTCCCGATTGGACAACAGACACCCGCCTGACACCCATGTCTTTTTTAGTCGGCTGTGACGTGTTGCCGTGATGAAAGGTTTGCCAGAAAGAGCCGGTAACCATTGCTTTCCTGATATCCGCGATTGTCTTAAATGCCATTGTCATTACTCCTCATGTTAAGGGTTGCGCCAAACTACGGTTTGATGGTTAATACGGGGGGTTTAATCTGTCACCTTAAACCCGCCTATTAACCGTCAAGCGTTTGCCTGAAATATGCGGGATGTTGCGCGAATTCCGGCTATTTCCGCCGATGTAAATTCCCCTTCGATTACGGTATATGCGCCGCCGTCAATCAGCGTGAACTTGCGTTTTGCAATCCATGCCATATTGTCTAATTCGGTTGCGTCCCATTGCCCGTTGAATTGCAACGCTTGCCAACGGATCAAAGCGGCAACGGCGTCAATAGTGGTGTGAACCGGTTGAAAGTCAGGCAACCCACACCCGAAAAGGTGTGACGTGTCAACGCCGGAAAGGGTCCTTTCCACTTGAGGCAAGTTTGAAAGCGGCGGCGAATTCTTGTTTAGTCATGGTGTGAACCGGTTGCCCTATTAGTTTAAAGGCTGACTTCGATTAGGTCGGAAATGGGGGAGGTGTGAATAAGGGTGCGCTTAACCCCCATTTCGACCAATGAGCAAATGAAGTCATTTACCAGTATTGGCGAATTCAAAAGTACAAAAGGAGTGGTTTCGTTGTGGGCGTACACGGTTGCCTCAAATTGTGCCGCGACAGTTGCAAAAATAATTCGTGCTGCAATGATCTTCTTGTTTTTCATGGTTATTGCTCCTTTTTGTGATTAACCCCGCCTGTCATGTTGCCGTTGTTCGCGTCTCAAAAACCGCTTACGCTTTTTATACCAGACCCCTAAAACAATGTCAATACCCTAAAAACAAGTTTTTTATTTAAATGCAAGAAAGTTGGAAAACAGCGCCAAACAAGGGATTAGCACGGCCCCGCCTGATATCGGAATAAACCCCTCAATCGAAATACCTCTTTTTAGCGTGCCGGGAAAACGGTAGTTACCATTTAACCCCTATGTGGAGAACACCCGCCAAAAACGATTTATGGCACTCTAGCACCCTAGCATGTAGTGCCTGACTATACAGTACAGGATTGGTGGAACGTTGCACTGTACCTTTAGACTGATTTGTAATATAGATATCGTGTAGCAATTCCCGTGCCACGTCTAAAATAAGGGGTCCGAAACGGGGCTTATATCAAAATTTGCATTTATAGCCAGAAGCGCCAAATTTGCGTTTTACGGCTAGCACCCCCTAAGTGCAGGTACCTATGAGGGTACCGATATCAACATTTTATGAGATATCAGAAAAACCCTTGATACAAGTGGAGTTAAGCCCTACTCTATAAACCCTGTAGAGTTTTGATATCAGAAATAATAAGGGCCTTAAATCGAAAGCAGCACAAATAAACAACCCTGAGACGCAACACCCACTATAACCCCAATAACCCACTTGATAACTAAACAATGTACTGCACAACATATCACGCTATGAAAGGTGATATATCAACATTCCAGATATCACACTAATCAGATATGGAATGTTGATTATTGGTTACCATATTAAACGATGGTGGATTAGCAAAGTGATAAAGGAGCATACTAAACGAGGTAATACATACAGTGCATACAACAGCAACCCCATTACATACCATATACAACGCACCATTATACCCTATATGTGTTCCCCTTGGAATGTCTTGAAAGATTGTTGAGGTGATAACTATGAAGTACGCAAACACACCATAATGACACCGCAATGGTAACCCCACGCTCACCACACCGACACCTGAAAACTTACCCAATACAAAACGTGCTGCCATGTGTTGCACGCTCCAATCATCGCAATGTGTCACGCACACAATGGAGCATTCGCATGGTGTATATGTGATGATTAACTATATGTTGTGTGTTATCAGGTTGAATAATGTTTTACACTATGGCTGATTTGTTATTTCCATTGTAATATTCAATAGTTACATAATACAATCAATGTCCCGTAACAACTATTATGTCAAGTTCAATAGTTTTACACAGGTTTTCCACATTCTTTGATAACTACAACCTATTAATATTGTGAGAGATATCCTATAGCACCCCCACCCCTTCTTTTTTCATCGGGGGGAAGGGGTTACATGCTGAGGCGGGGGTATGCACGGAGTCAACACAAGGTAACTAAAATAGTTATCGAAGGTGGTGGGGGGGGGTACTACGGAAAAAAGATATCATACGGGAGAAATTAGTATGGGGGGGTAGGGGGGGGGGGTACTGGGAACAAAGTGGTGTACGGTAGGTAAAAAGAGGCCCCCATATTCGGCCTGTAGTAGGCTTTTACATGGGGGCGAATAGCAGGAGGAGTGGGGGAGAGTGAGGTGGTTATACGGTGTATTTAACGCCTATTACACGGGAGGCTATTGGAGGCTTAGTTTCGTTTCTTACTCGTTCGATCTGAGATAACAGACTTATGGCCTGAGACATTAATCTGGATATCTCGATTTGTTTTGATACTTCGAATGAGTGGGAGAGTTTGGTGTGTTGGATCATGATATCTTTCGTGGTGTTAAACCACTGTTTGCAAAACGAACATTGATATAAATTTCGTTTCATCATCCCCCTAAAATTTTCTTTTTAAACCGCCGTATAATGATGAAGCGGTGTGTTGGGTTTCGGGTACGTTAGGTTGTGAGTTATCTGAGCATGATCTTTCAGATATTGGAGAGCGAATGAAACAATACCCTGCCCCATTCCCTTATGAGCCATTGCGTTGACGATATTTTGCAAGGTGTCGGTTTTTCCGGGCTGGGCGTTCAGGTAGGTGATAATTTTTGCGGCGTGGTCGGTCAGCTTCATGTGGTTCTTTGCCATGATGGTTCTCCTTTGTGATAGTTTACGCGCAATACGCGATGATTTTAAGGTTTATAATTATCTGCTTCGATTTTCAGACATAGCTCCACCTACCCTAGATATCCATGTTCCGATATCCAAGCTAGGCGTATGTCTGAAAAGGATCACCTGCTTGCGACCCCCAGACCCGGGCACTCCATTATCGTGTGGCCGATTGGTCAGTCATTTAGGTGGAGATAATCACCTTCGCGTCAGGCACTAACCGCTCGCCCCTGCCCTGTCGATATGACGCGTACCCCATAGTATCGACTACTGCACTTCACCATCATAGCTACCGCGAGGTGACGACCTATGATGATTGCACCCGGAAAGAGAAAACCCCCAAGAACCGGTGGCAGCCGATTCAAGGGGGTTTTTCCGATGGCCCTAACAACAGGCACACCAACTTGGATATATGAGCACCGCCTCTGCCAAGGGCGGTTAACTTCATGGGTCCGCATAGTAACTGAGGTGAAAACAAAAAGCAAGAAAAAAATACAGTCACAAAAGACCAGAATGAACAATTTGTATTTTCTCTAAAATAGATGTGTTAATGCACCAACATCGTTGTACTATTTATTTCTCCGAATAGGTGATAGACATGGCAAGAACGACCATCATTTCCACCAAAAAAGGTCCGGTAGTCATAAGCGAGCGGGAAAGACCGAAAGCAGAGGGACGCCGCCGCCCTGACATTCAGATTCCCGCCACTACGGGGGAGCGTGGACAACCGGCTGTATATGATCCGGTCAGGTTCCCTCACATCGCAAATGTCCTATGCAAGGAGCGCGGCTTTACCAGTGAGGAGCTTGCGCGAGTCTTTGGTGTCGGCAAAAAGACTGTTGATATGTGGATGCGGACCCATGAGGAGTTCCGTGACGCTGTTCGGCAGGGTAAATTTGAATTCGATACCCAGCATGTAGAACAGGCGTTGCTGAAACGTGCGTTGGGTTATACGGTCGCCGAGCGTACCACCAAGTCTATCTATCTACGTGAGAAGGACGATGCTGGAAAGGTAGTCAAGATTCCGGCCAAAGAGGTTAGCGTTGTTGAGAAGATAGTGCTTCCTGATATTAAGGCTATCACTTTCTGGCTTACCAACCGCCGTCCCGAAGATTGGAAGATGACCGTTAACGTAAAAGGTGAACAAACTATCACAAATACCCAAATTAGCGTAAGCGCCGACCTCGATAACATGAACGAGGAACAATTGATAGCCTTGCGCGATATGGTAGTGCATGCCAATAACGCAATGCCGACTAATCCCAAGCTTATCGAAATGACGCCGATTGATGATCTTCTTGATTCCTATGAAGCCACGACGATAGGAGTCTAACATGTCAAGAACGACACCCGTAAGCCGTCAACAGGCCCCGCAAGTAGAGCTTACTTCAGAGGACATTCTAAGGGCAAGAAGGCTCCTTAGCACTCCGACTGAGGTAATAGACAAGGTATTAGCCGAAAAGTCCCTGTCTCACTTCCTGCGCCAAATGTGGACGGCGATTGACCCGCACCCCTATGTCCATGGCTGGCATATCGACGCCATCTGCGAGCACATGAGCGCTACACTTACTGGTGATATACGGCGTTTGCTTATCAATATCCCTCCCCGCCACATGAAATCTCTCGGTATCTCCGTAGGTTTTCCCGCGTGGGCGTGGATAAAGAAACCGGCGCTTCAGTTTCTTTTCGCGTCTTACGCGCATTCGCTCTCCATTCGTGACGGTGTGAAGTGCCGCCGTATCATTGACAGTCCACTATATCAAGAACGCTGGGGTAACCTTGTTAGGCTTACCTCGGACCAGAATACCAAGGTAAGGTTCGATAACGATAAAGGCGGCTACCGAATCGCTACCTCTGTTGACGGTACGGCAACCGGAGAGGGCGGCGACTACATCATCATTGATGACGCTAACAACGTGCGTGAGGCCGAATCCGAAACAACCAGAACGGCCACGAACAACTGGTTCGATGAGGCAATGCAGTCTCGTTTCAACGACCCTAAGACCGGGGTGCTGGTATCTATTCAGCAGAGAACACATTATCTTGATCTATCTGGTCATATCATGCGTAAGTATGGCGATGAATATACCTACTTGATACTTCCGGCTGAGTACGAGCTTGAAAGTAAACGCAAGATGAGCCTAAGAACTTTTCACGGCTGGAAGGGTGACCCCCGGAAGGAAGAGGGTGAACTGCTTTGGCCGGAACGCTTTGGCCGTCCTGAGATAAACGTACTCAAACAGGCACTCGGTACCTACGCCTCTGCCGGTCAGTTGCAACAACGTCCCTCCCCCCGTGAGGGCGGCATCATCCCAATGTTGAGCTTCAAGCGGTGGAAGGTTGCCCCTGACCGAAAATCGTGGAAACGGATATCTCTAGTATTCGATACTGCCAGCAAAGAGAACGAGCTTAACGACTATTCGGTGTGTGAGGTCTGGGTCGAAACTGCTACTGGCTACTATCTCATTTATATGTGGCGAAAGAAGTGCGCTTTCCCCGAGCTGAAGCGCCAAGCAAAGAACCTTTGCCAGATATGGCGTCCACATGAAATACTGATAGAGGATAAGTCTTCCGGCATAGCTCTCATTGCCTGTTTAAAGGAGGAAACTAAATTCAATATTATCGGTATCGACCCCGGTTCCTTCAGCAAAACAGTTCGTATGGAAAACGAGTCCATAGCTATCGAAGCTGGTACGGTTTGGATTCCTGAAGATGCCACTTGTTATGTGGAAATTCCCGAAGGCAAACTACATGCTAACTGGATACAACCTTTCGAAGAGGAATGTATGCAGTTCCCCATGGGTGAACATGATGATACAATCGACCCCATGAGTATGTATCTAAAACGGGTACGCGAGCGTAGACAACGCGGCCCGACAATCGCCTCTCCCCATTTTGCTGATTTGACCAAAACCAACATCTTTAGGAGCGTGTAACCATGGCTAGAACTACAGCAGTATCCCCCAAGTCGCGTCCCGCAGCTAGTATGCGGGAGATAGGTTCCACTGGACTTCGTATTTTCGGTAATCAGATATCCGAAGAGTTCCTAAAGCAGTTAGCGGGGCTAAAAGGTATCAAAGTCTACGCCGAAATGCGGGACAACGATCCCACCATCGGAGCAATCTTTTTTGTTATCGAAAAGCTGCTTCGTAGGGTCAAGTGGAAGTCCACACCGGCCAGCAATGAGGCGTTTGCAGTTGAGGCCGCTGACTTCCTGACCGAGTGTATGGGTGATATGGAACATTCTTGGGAGGATATGATATCTGAAATCCTTTCCATGCTAACTTTTGGCTTTGCGCCTCTTGAGACAGTCTATAAGGTACGCGGGGGAGTAAAGGAAAGCAATCCATCCTATCACAGTAAATTCAATGACGGTAAGATCGGCTGGCGCAAACTCCCTCTTCGCGCTCAGGAAACTATCTGGCAATGGATTTTCGACACCGACCCGAATAGCAACACCTACGGTGATTTGGTTGCCATCGAACAGTTGCCTCCCATTGGTACGAAAGTCAAAATACCGATGGATAAAGTTCTTCTGTTTCGCACGCAGTCTTATAAGAACAGTCCGATGGGTCGTTCTATTCTTCGTAACAGTTACCGTTCTTGGCTGTTCAAGAAACGGATTGAGGAGATTGAGGGTATCGGTATTGAGCGCGACCTAGCCGGTCTGGTAGTTATCAAGGTTCCGGCAAGTCTTCTTGCTGAAGACGCTACCCCCGAAGAAAAAGCAACCCTCCTCTCTCTCAAGGCTCTTGCCACGAACATTCGCCGTGATGAGCAGGAGGGCGTTATCTTTCCGCTTGTTTACGATGCGGACGGAAATGAGCTTTACAAGCTTGAACTTCTGAGCACCGGGGGCCAGCGGCAGTTCGACACCAGCCAGATAGTTGACCGTTATGATAAGCGAATTGCCATGACGGTTGTGGCCGACTTTATCTTTCTAGGTCAAAGTAAAGTTGGTTCTTTCGCCCTGTCGAGCGATAAGACGGACCTCTTCGCTATAAGTCTTGGAGCGTGGCTTGACGGAATTGCCAGCGTCTTCAATAAAAAGGCAATTCCGCAGTTGATGATGGTTAACGACATCGAACCTGAGTATTGGCCGACTCTAGTTCCGGGAGATATCGAGAAAGCCGAAATGTCCAAGTTCATTGACGCTATCTACAAACTCGTTGGCGTAGGTGCTCTTATTCCTGATAAGACTGTCGAAACTAAGATTCGTGAGGTTCTGGATATCCCTTCCGACCCGGAAGAGGAAATCACTCCCATGGACTTCATCGAACAGCGGATTGAAGCCGGTAACCTTGCTGCCACAAACGGCAACGTTAACAACAACAATCCGGGGGGTGGTGATAAGACAGTTCAGGGCAAGCCGGGAAAAGGACAGAAGAGGACATCCGGAAGTACCAAGATCGGAGCGGTGAAGCGACATGTCCGATAAGACTAAAGAGGCGGTAATTCTTGCGGCGGCTGATTCTCAGGTACCCAAGCTGAAGACAGCCGCCGTTCAGGCTATTAACGAACTGCGCTCCAAGCTAGTTGATGTTGATGCGCTTTCTGTTGCGTTGTCAAATGGGGATACTGATGCGGCAATTGCAGCTACTCATGTTGATGATTTGTCTAATCTGCTATTTGGTATCGGTATGGGTCCAACTCATTATGTGTTCACTGAACTGACCCGTGACGTTTTTAGTGTAGGAGCGATAACAGCATTATCGGGACTTCCACTACCGATTCAAACAGCGTTGGCCTTCAACTCCTTGAACCAGCGAGCCGTTAACTTTATGGTCAAGGACGGAGCAGAAATGGTGCAGGAGATTACCGATACCACTAAGCAAGGGGTGAGGTCGCTTATTGCCCGTTCTTTGGCTGACAACCTTCCTCCTGCGAAGCAGGTTTATGAGATACGACAACTTATCGGGTTGACCGATTCTCAGGCCATTGCGGTCATGAACTTCAGGCGACAACTTGAAACCAGACAGATACTCGGTTTTACCCCTCCTGATGAAAGACGTTTGAGCGCGGTGGATCAATCTGTTATTCGTAGGCACATGAAAATAGGTCACCTTTCTGATGCTGAAATAGATAATCTAGTTGAACGGTATTATGTCTCTTTGGTGAATAAGCGCGCACTTGATATTGCACGTACCGAATCTCTTAACGCCGTCAATAACGGCCAGCTTGAACTTTGGCAGCAAGCGCGGGATGCTGGATTCTTGAGTGACGAGATAGATCGACAGTTTTGGTTGACTGCTGGTGATGCACGGGTACGCCAAACCCACCAACCCATTCCTTCGATGAATCCAAACGGTGTAAAAATCGGAGGTTACTTTGTCACACCCCATGGTTTAGTGACCGGTCCCGGCACCCGTAACCCCGGATTTATTAACTGTCGTTGTGTACTTGTGATAGGACAAATTGGTAATAAATTTTAAATAGACACAAAAGGCGAAAATGAACATTTGGTTCACTAAAATAAAAATATAACGTAAGGGCATCAACAGTCAAAGGAGATAGCAGACATGGCTAATGTTCAAAAGACATTCAGGATTACGAAAGTTGCAGAGGATACAAAGGTTGCCTACGGGTTTGCTTATGTGTCCAAGAAGGGCGGTGAGCCGGTAGTTGACCACTCCAAGCAGATTTGGGGTATCGACGAAGTTCGAAAAACTGCCCATCAATTCGTGACTGACTGCCGTATCGGGGCTGAAAGCCACGATTCTGAAACTCAGGGGGCGGCAGAGTTAGTTGAGTCCTTGGTCTTCGATCAGGACGTTCAGGACGCTCTTGGCATCGAACTGATGAAAGATGGTGAGCCGATTGAGGCATGGTTCATCGGAATGAGGATCAACGACCCTGACCTTCTTGAGAAAGTGCAGAAGGGCCTGAAGGGCGAAAAAGGCGGACTGTCGATGTTCAGTATCGGCGGTACCGGAAAAGTGGAGGCACTATAACATGGCGAGGACAACGGCAGTAACCCCGAAAGAGCGGCTGTCCAAGGTGGTCCTGAACGAGATATCGTTCGTGGGCAACGGAGATAACCCGGAAGCAGACGTTGTGCTGCTGAAGATCAAACGTGAACCTTCCATTATCTCCCTTGGCAAGGAGTACGTTGGTAACGAGCAGGAAGAAGCTCTTGCTAAGTGGCTCCACGAAAACAAAGACCTCATCGTTAAAGGCGATGGTGATGCGGTCATGTTCGATGTAATAGTCGCCAACCGCGAAATTCGTAGTCAGATGTGGGATTTGGTCTACACTTTGGAGGATTCGATATCTTCCATTGTCAATGACCCCTCCGCTGACAAAACATCAATGATTCAAGCAACCATTGCCCAGTTCTGCGAAGCAATGACCACACTCACAAAGGGGGATGAGAACATGCCGTTGGCAAAGATCACGAAAGAACGCGATGACGCACAGGCCGAAGTAACCGCACTGAAGTCCGAAAACGCAACCCTGAAGGGCGAAGTCGAAACCCTGAAGGCCAAACCCGTTGCCGGGGAAACCTGCAAGACCTGCGGCCAGAAAATGCCGACCACCAAGGAAGCCGCCATCGACAAGTCGGCCCTGTCTCCGGCCCTGCTGGCAATCGTGGAAAAAGCCGAAGCGGACAGCGAACTCATCGAAAAGATGCAGGACGGCGAACTGACCCGCGAATACATCGGGAAGGCCGCTGCAATCGGCACGGTCGGCAAGGTGGAGGAAATCGGTGACCTCCTGAAGTCCATCGCCAAGAAGGACAAAGACCTCGCCGGTAAGGTCTTCGATGTTTTGAAGGCCGCTGATGCACGTATCAAGACCGGTGGCCTCTTCAAAGAAGCTGGCCGCGATAACGGTGATAACACCAACGGTGTCACCGCCGCCGACAAGATCACCCAGAAGGCCAAGGAGGAGTTGAAGACCAACCCCACCCTCGGCACCATCGAAAAGGCGTGGACCCACGTTTACGACACCGACCACGAACTCCGCACGGAGTACCTCGCAGAACGCAAGTAACCGGCGTGTGGCGCCTTCCAGTAACCATCAACAAATCCAAGTAAAGGGGGAAAGAAGAAATGGCAATCGAACAACCGGGATTCAAAGTCGGTTTCATGAAAGCGGCTGCGGACTATTCCGATGGTGCCAAGCAGTTCCGCTTCATGAAGTCGAGCGGCAACGATGCTGAATTCGTCGTGTGCAGCGTATCCGGCGAACCGGCAATCGGCGTACTTCAGGACAAGCCGAAATCCGGCAAGCCGGGGGAAATCATGGTGACCGGCGTCAGCAAGGTAATCGTGGGTGCCGCCGATCTCGCAGCCGGGGCCTACGTGCAGTCGGACGCCAACGGCGCAGCAATCGCCTATGCAGCCAACAAGGCGGTTGCCGGTGTGGTACTCATCGGAGCTGCTGCCGGAAAACTGGCAACTATCCTCATCGGCCACGCAACTGGCGCAACCAAAGCATAACAACCAACAGCTTCACAAATCCATTAAAGGGGGATTGAGACTATGCCGCAACCGTCCGTTAGCGATGTCCATATTGACGTAGCCCTTACCAACATTTCGGTGGCCTACGTTCAGGACGCAAGCAACTTCATCGCCGATAAGGTGTTTCCCATCGTGCCGGTGGACAAGCAGAGCAACAAATACTGGACCTACGAAAAAGGGGCCTTCTTCCGGGATCAGGCGCAGATGCGTGCTCCGGGTACCGAGTCCGCAGGTTCCGGGTACAAGCTCGGCACTGATGCCTACTACTGCGACAAGTGGGCATTCCACAAGGATGTTGATGACGATACCGTTGCCAACTCCGACGCCGGGATTGACCCTTTCCGCGATGCATCGCAGTTCTGCATGAACCAGCTTCTCATCCGACGCGAGCGTCTGTTCATGGATGCCTTCATGAAAACCGGCGTCTGGGGTACGGATGCTACCGGCGGCGTCAACTTCACCCAGTGGGACGACGAAGCCGGTTCCGACCCCGCTGAGGATACCAAGAACGCACGCTTGAAAATCCTCAACAACACCGGCTACGCGCCGAACAAGATGGTCGTGGACATCTACACCCACGAAGCCCTGAAGAAACACCCGCTCATCCTTCAGCGTTTCGCTATCAGCGGCAAGGCGAGCGTCACCGCCGACATGCTGGCGGCGTACTTCGAAGTCAAGGATTACGTGGTATCTCAGGCGGTGTACTCCACTTCTGACGAAACCGTTGCCAATCCGGTCATGGCGATGGTTGCTCCGAAGTGCTGCCTCCTGTGCTACTCGGCTCCCTCGCCGTCCCTGCTCCAGCCGACTGCCGGATACATCTTCTCGTGGGCTGGCCTCACTGGCCTGAACAACGCCGGTATCACCTCGGCTCGTTTCCGTATGCAGCATCTGAAATCGGAACGTGTCGAAAACGAAATGGCGCTGGCGATGAAACAGGTGGCTTCCGACATGGGCTACTTCTTCTCTGCCACGGTAGCCTAAAAGGAGGTAACCCCCGATGAGCCAAAATTACGGTGAGTACGGGGGGCGCGTCCTGCGGCCTTTTAAGGGGGGAGGGATGACGTTCATCAAGGACGGCGTCCTAACCCCTGAAATGGTCATGGAATGGCCCCTGAGAAACAGAATGGCGCTCCATGTTGAGCACAAAATCGAATGGTTTGGGCCGCTTGAGAGCGAAGAGGTTTCCGCTCGTACATCGGAAACTCAGACCGAAACCAAGTCGGCAAAGCGGGGCGGAAGCAAAACAACTCCCGCCCCGGCCCCCGAAACCTCTACCGGCGAACAGGGAAGCCCCGAAGGCGGCGAAAAAACCGCTTCTGAGGCCGGAACGGACCCCGCCGCAACCCTCGGTAAGCTTCAGGACGTTGCGAACGCCCTGAACGGGATTTTGAAGCTTGATCCCGCTGTCAACATCGAACTGCCGGAAGCGGAACTTAGCGAAGCTGTAAAAGCCGCTTCCGCCCTTGTCGGCCTCGATGACGAGAACAACGTGTCTTCCACTATCGCGGACGAAGATAAGGGCCTCTTCGAAGCGGACTTCCCCGGCGTCTGGGATTTGATGACTGAACTCGGACTCCTCGCTCACCTCGCCCCCGGCGAGTAAGAATCACAAATCCAAAACAAAGGTAGGTGATATCAATGGGTTCCAAGAAGACAGGTTTCGTACAACGGTGGAGAGGGGCAATTGCAGCCGATGAGTTGAAACTGGGGAAGGCTCCGATGATCCCGACCCAGCTTCTTTTTTCCTACGCTCAGAGTGCAACCCAGTACGGCGCAGAAGTGCAAGTTCAGGTCTGCGACTCGGACGGAAATATCATTCCGGGTGCGTGGGCAATGGACGTGTGGCTCTCCGATAACGCTGATGGCTCTACCTTGGCCGCAGCCGCCCCCAACACCTCGGCAGGGGTCAAAGCAGCCAACGGCCTCTCCCTCGGCGCACTGACCGCCAACAAGGCATTCCGAATCATCACCAAGTCGGACGGTACCGCGACCATTGCCCTTCTGGATGACGCAACCCCCGTACTCTTGTACGTGGGTGCCAGCCTTCCCAGCCTCGGAATCATCGCAGTCTCCCGCAAGACCGTTGCCGGGGATTACAAACCGTAACCATCAACAACTTCATCAAGGGGGCGGGTTTCCGCCCCCAAGAGGTTACTATCATGGCATGGACTTATGACCTGACGAAACTGAACGAGAACGGCAAGGACGCAATCCGCTTCCTTGTTGGTGATACCCAAGCGGACGCGCCTCTTGTTCAGGATGAAGAGATAGCATGGTCCCTTCTCCAATACACGAATCTCTTCGCCGCCGCCGCACAGGTGGCTTTATCCGTATCGGCCTTTTTTGCAACTCAGGCTGACATGGTTAAGATAGGCCCAATTTGGGAACAAGCAAACGGGCGAGCCGTGGCGTACTCCAAGCTGGCGGCAGAACTCAAGCGGGAAGCTTCCCGCCGCAGAACGTTGACAGTTACCGGGGCAATACCCGGATCATCCATATTCAGTGACGGCATGACCGACAACACCGGTAGTAACTACAGCATCGGCGGATTGATTGACGATGGTAACGATATAGGGCAAAGCTAATGGGATTCTACGAAAGACAGCGCGATGGTGTCGCTAAGAAACTCATTGCCAAGTACGGACAGGCCATGACCCTCCGGGTCATTACTCCGGGTGCCTATGACCCGGATACTCGCTTAACGGCTGACCCTGTAACTACCGACTACCCGATAAAGGGTATCGCTGAGGAGTATAAGCTTAGTGAAGTTGACGGCACCGTGATTCAGAACGGTGATAAGAAGATTTTGATATCGGCTTCCGGTTTAGCCGTGAGGCCCTTACCCGAACATATAGTTATCATGAGTGGGGAGGTATGGCAGGTGATTAACTGCACTCCACTTGCTCCCGGTGGTGTAGCGGTTACCTACAGTTTGCAACTCAGGTCTTAACACAGTGATAAAGAATGTCAAAGAATTTAAACTGAGCCTTGAGAACTATAAAGGCCAAGTGATAAAGGACCATGCAAAGCTGTGTGGTCGCATTGCGTTTAAGCTTCACAGTTTCGTTGTGGCGGGTTCTTCTTCAGGCCCCAAAACTCCGGTTGATACTGGTTGGGCGAGAAATAACTGGGCGGTATTCATAGGTTGGAACTGCCCCACCGAACCGATAGGTACTCGTCCGAAAGATGGAATACCGACAACGGTTCCCCCATTTGACGTTAAAGGGGCGCTGTTCAAGATACCAGATAAGCCGGTTATTTGGGTTTACAACAACGTTCCGTATATCGAAGTCTTGGAGGACGGTCATAGTTCTCAGGCTCCGACAGGGATGATGCAAGGGGCGCTTAACCAGCTTCAAATAGAGGTTGATAACTTATGAGTATCCTGACTGAGCATGTAGAAATAGGAAGGCGGTTCAATCAGGAGTGGAACGGGTTGACTACTATCAGTTGGCCTAACGTCACTTTTAACCCGCCTGACCAACTGCCTGACTCAAAGTGGGTCCGGTTCAACATACTCGATGACCCACCTCCCGGCGCTCCTTACTCTCTGCAAAAAAGCATAGGGTCGCCGGGAAACAATATAGTACGCTACACAGGAACCATCGTGGTGCAATGTTTTACAGGGTTGGGTAAGGGTAATCTCCCCGGACTCGCTCTTGCTGATAAAGTTGAACAGATATTTAACGGATTTATTGGTACGAACTTCAAATGCTTGATCGGCGCAACGAAAGATATAGGCGTTGATAAAAATGGGTGGTATCAGGTGAATGTATCAATTCCCTTTTACCGGGACGAGTTGAAATAACCTCTAAACGAAAGGAGAAAACTGATGATCAGACTGAAGGAAGATCAGACCATCCACGGGCGGCTGTTCAGAAGGGGCGAAACTTTCCCCCTCGTAGCGGAAGAGAGCGAAAAGCTGGACAAGGCTTTGACCGAATCCGATACCGCTTTGGAACTCTCGTTGGTCATGCAGGACAAGGCCGACCAGATTGACGAAGCGGGTAAGGTGGTGGACCGTAGGGCAGAACTGGCTCCCAAGGAAGAAACCACCGACGAGGCTCCGAAAGAGGAAGCCACCGACGAGGCTCCGAAAGAGGAAGCCACAACCATCAAACCCAGTCGTTCCCGCTCCAATCCGAAGGAAGGGTCCGCAGAAACCCAGCAGTAAGCGATAACTAATTCTAACAGGAGGTGGAGAAATGCCGAGTACCGGTTACAACGCAGCAATATCGTCCAATGATGTCAGCATGTCCTACGCGCCCGAAGCAGCATGGGGCGTCAAACCCGCAGTTGCTTTCCAGCAGTTGCGGATGGACTCCGAGGGCTTCACCCAGACTAAGGGGCGTGGCCGTCCGTCCGAAATCAACCCTTCTGGTCAGGTATCCGCAGCCGTGACCCAGAAGGTCGAAACCAAGGGTGACCTGAAGTTCTCCTTGTCGAACGCAACTCCGTTCGATATGTTGGCGGCTTCCATCATGGGTACCCCGCTGACCGCCGTTAACATAGCGGCATCTACCATCGCAGCCGTTGCTGACGGTTTCACTGACAGCGGAAACGGTTTCATCACCGGCAACGTCACCGCAGGTTCGTGGCTCCGGGTTCGTGGCTTTACCGGGACGGGTGGTATCAACGGTTTGTATCAGGTTCTCAGCGTGGTTGCTGGCAAGATCACCACACTTCCGGCTCCCCCGGCAACCAAGGTTGTGGGCGACCCGATTACCATCAACGGCCAGAAAGTGCTGAACGCCAACGTCTTCCAATCCTTCTTCATCCAGAAGATGTTGTCGAGCAGCCTGTTTCTCCAATATCCGGGCGCGTGGCCTACCAGCGGCGGTGTATCGGGAGCAACCGGCGGCTTCTTCTCTGGTGACCTGACTTTCCTCGCTCAGGATCAGCTCAACGTTACTGCTGATGGTTCCACCGGGGCGCAGCTTGTCGCCGCTTCCGGTGACGTGTTCAACACCACCACCGGTTTCGGTGCGGTATATCGCGGTGCTGCCGCACTTACCGCCAAGATTCAGAAGATCGACCTCAAATGGCAGGGTCAGTCCGCTGCCGCTCAGTTGGCGATGGGTTCTGCTGCCGCGCAGGGCATGAGAAAAGGTCTTCTGGATGTCAATGGTTCCGTGGACCTGTATTTCAAGGACTTCAACCAGTACACCGAGTACCTGAACGAAACCAAGTCGATGCTGTCCTTCTCGGCTTGCGACGTTAACGGGGCCGGTTTCGTCTTCACCCTCGCTAACGCTACCCTGATGGATCCCAAGATCGTAGCCGGTGGTCCTAATCAGGACGTGATGGCTTCTTTCACCGTGGAAGGTAACCCCAGTTCTGCCGGTGGCCTGTTCGGCGGCGCAACGCTTCAGATCGACAAAATCGTTTAAAGGTCGGGGTGGGGCGGAGTGTTGATGGCTTCCCGGCACGTAGGGAATTGCCCTTTTACCGCCTCTTTTTTCTTTACGCAAGGAAAGAACCACACCGGTAGCCAAAAGCCTAACCTAGACCATTTTTCGTAGTCAAATTGCCCCGGAATTGTCCGGGGCTTATACCCCGAAGAAACAAAAGGAGAATTACCATGGCAAACCCCTACGCAATGTTCAAAACCGATGAGAAACTTGAGCAGGAAGGCATCATCCTCGACTACGGCGATTTTCGTGTAAAGATCGCTCACGCCGGGGGTTCCAACAAGAAGTTCAAGAACCTGCTTTCCGCACGCCTGAAGCCCTACGAGCGCCAGCTTGCTATCGGTACCATGGACGATGAGGTTGCCGCTCAGGTGATCCGCGAAGTCTACGCTGACTCAATCATCCTGAACTTCGAAACCAAAAAAGTTATCGAAGTTCAGGAAGGCGAACAGGGCGAGCCGAAAGAGGAGTGGGTGACCGGCGTCCCGGCAGAGGATGGCGCCGTGCTTCCCTACAACAGGGACAGCGTATGCACCATCTTCAAAAACATTCCTCGCCTCTTTCAGGACGTGAAAGCACAGGCCGAAAACTTCAGCCTCTTCCGCGCTATCGAGGTTGCTGAAAACTCGGGAAACTAAAGAAGTTCCTCCTCTGGCAACTCCAATGGGGAGGGGAACGTGAAAAGTTTCTTATCACTCAAGCACAGGAGGGGGGAGAAATCCCCCCTTCACTAGAAGCAAAACCGAAACTGTCAGATCATCTTGCTGTATTCTACGATGCTTTTCAAGTCCTCAGCAGTAGCCGTCAGATAACAATGGGCGGTCCTGCCAATATTCCATTTAGTGAAATTGCTTTATATCTGTCTGTGTACGATATAGGGAACGTAGATCAAAGGGACGATTACATAACGTATATCCAATCCTTAGACGAAGCGTTCCTCAGTTACCATCACAGCATAAGACCAAAGGGGAAATCCTAATGGGTACCGAAAACTTCCTTCGCGTTGGAATTGATGGAACTGAAGCCCAGTCTGGGGAGCGGGTAGTTAACCGCTCCCTAGACGCCATTATGCTCGGTGTGGATAAGGCCGCAGCCAAGTTCGATAATCTGGACCGGAAGATTGCTTCTACCGGTCAGAAGTCGGCACCTGACGCGGCTAACACCGTTAAACGTAGCATGGCAGATATAACCGAAAGCGTGCAAGTCGCGGGTGTATCTGTATCTGATCTTGAAAACATGTTCGTGAGATTGGCCGCTAGAACGGTCATGGTCGCGGGTATCTATAAATCAGTAGGAGCTATCAAATCAGCGGTTGTCGAATCTCTCCAATATCTTGGACAGATTGAAACCGCTGGACTTTCCATTTCGGCATCATTCTTATCGGGTGGGGAGTATATTGATAAAACAACTCAAGCGGCGTTGAAGGGTACTGCCGCGCTGAGAGCCGCACAGCAGGATTCAGCTAACGTGATAGAACAACTTCGCGTTGCTAACTTCAAAACTTCCGCAACACTGGATCAGTTGATTTACGCATATCAGGTGACTTTGCCGGAAGCTCAAGCTAAGGCATTTAACCGCAAGCAGATAATGGACTACACTCTTGCCATGGTTCAAGCGGCGGGTGCAATCGGTATGCCGTACAATCAGATAGGTGAAGAAACGCGGGATATGCTTAAGGGTGCGGTAAACTCCCGCAATACTCGGATAGCAACTATTCTTGGTATGAATGCTCAGAACCAAGAATATATGAAGGCCGTTAAGCAGGGTGGTGACGCCTTGTATGATTATCTGATGAAGCGGTTGGAAGGTTTCCGAATAGCCGGAATAGAAACTCAGAAAACGTGGGCCGGTTTGTGGTCTAACGTGAAAGACATTGCAAAGATGGGGGGCGCTGAAGCAGTCGGCCCCCTTTTCGAGTCTATCAAAAAAACTCTCAAAGAGATTGCGGATTATGTAATAACCATAGATGAGAAAACTGGAACTATCACAATCAACCCGGAATTTAAACGTGAGGCCAAGGACATAGCTGAAACCCTCAACGGCTTGTTCCACAATGTTGTTGATGGAACCAAGTTCCTGTTGCAGCACCGCGAAGCAATCATGAACGTGGCAGAAGCGTACCTGATTTATAGAACTGCCGCTATGGCTTCTTTGTTAGCTAACAAAGCAATTGAATCCGATTTCGGCAAGTCTACCATTCTAGCAAGTCGTGTTGCTCAGAACGCACTAAATCCCGATGCAGGGGCAATGCTTATTAACGGACCTAAAGCTGACTTGCTCCGCAGCAAGGGAAAGTTAGATGGTGCGAATGAAACCCTTGCTGCTGCACAGGCCCAACGCGATTACGTCAAGGCAACTCAGGACGCGATGAAGGTTGATAAAGATTTTGCAACTTCCCGCGCCGCCAATATTCAGGCAACTCTCAGTCAGGTAGAATCTGATGTGAAATCCAAGATCGTTAAAGCTGAGAGTATAACCATGCGGATAGCTGAAAAACAGGCTATCCTTGAGAACACTCGCGCCAAAATGTCGGAGTTGGCGGCTGATACGTTGCAGATGAATTCCCCCTACGCTGCATTGCGTGAAAACGCTGTGATAGCTGAAAAACAGTTTTTCAAAGTTAAAGCTGAAGAATCCAACATCCGTCGCAGCGTTACGATGTTGCAGAAACAGGAAAACGCAGCGCTTTCCACGCTTGCCGACTCCATTGTGGCGCAGGTTCCGTTGACTGAAAAACTCTCAAAGGCAAAGAGTATTCAGGTTGTCACTGAGCAGCGGTTTGTTGCTGCCGTGGATCAGACCACTACGGCGCAAAAAATACTCACTGAGGCCCAAAGGGAAGCTCAAATAGCAGCAGACGCTTACGCAGCCGCTCAAGCCCGTACAACGATTGGTGCTCGCGCATTGGCGCTTGCTGGTGGGATAGTTGAGACTACCTTTAAGGCGATTGGAACAGCGGCCCACTTTGCCTTTGGTACTATCGAAGGTTTGGTTATTGTAGTTGGGTCACTGTATTGGGCACTCGACAAGTTATATCATCGTCAAGATGATAGAGCAAGCGCATTGGCTAAGATAGGTCAGGGTGGTGATTTCGCCGCCTTAGTCGAAGATGAACGTAAAATCAAGAACGAAATAAAGAAACTCAAAGAGCAGGATATGACTCCCCAGCAAAGGGAAAGTTCTACTCTTAAAGATTTCGATACGAATCTTAAAAGTTATATCGACAAAGAAGCGGCACTCAAGGCTTCGATTAAGGAGCTTGAGGGATTTGGTATATGGAAAGGTATGCGGGACAACGATGGTTTATATCCGGTGGAACGCAAAAAAGCAGAATTGCGTAATGTCCAAGATATGATACGCAACGGACGCCAGCAGCTTCAAGAGAATCTGAAACTTCAGTCGGAACGTGACGCTCTTTCCGAGTACAAGGGCAAAAAGCCCGAAACCCCCAAAGATGACAAGACTGCCGCTGAACTTCTGCGCGTCCAAAAAGAAATAATGGATGCTTGGTTGGGGTTAGATAAAAGCTTTACTGATAGGAGACTTCAGGAAGAAAAGAACCGCACTAAACTTCTCGTTGGCGAAGTCAGTAACCAGCATTCGTTACAATTGATATCTGAGCAGCAGTTTATTGACCGTAAAGCGAGAATGAATGATAATGTTCTCGCTTCCGAGTTGAATATACTGAACGAACGTAAGCAGAAGATACTAAATAAACTTTTTGAGAAAACCGGAATATCTGAATCCGAAGCCATGAAGAAAATGGCCGAACCGAATATCTCAATCCTTGACGTGGGTAAGGATGCTGATAAGAATAATCGTAATATCAATAGTCTGAATGTGACACAGGTCAAAACCGAAATAGAGTTGAGAACCAAGCTCCAAGAAGTGATGAAGGAAATAAACAACCTTGAGACTGCCCGTTCCACTGATTCGGAGAATCAAACCTTTGCCACTCGGAGGCATGTCAAGGAACTAGCTCAGAGTTATGTTGACTTAGGGGCGGCGATCAAGGCATCCCGTGGCGACACAACCGGCTCTGTTATTGATATCGAAGCATACAAGAGGAGGATGCTGAACAAGCAGATATCTGACGCAATGGCTAACGATAACGGAATTGATAATAGTGATGTTATCGTCAAAGAGGTTGAGTCGCTGTTTCAGCAAATCGAGCAGTCCTCCATTAGAACCGCTCATTCGATATACGAACAGTTAAAACATGAAACTGAGTTGAAAGCACAGCTTTTGGAAAGTGCCGGGGCAATGGGTACCGCCGCTAGGTTGCGGGATTCAATCCTGCCCCTTGATCCTGCACGTTTGGGTCTTCCTCCTGCTATCAAAGCTTTTGACGAACTGATTAAGAAGCTAAACGAAGTGGCAAAGGCGTTTGAGCAGCTTCATCGCAATGACGCCTCTAAGTTCAAGTTTGAGGATATGGGTGTGGATCAGTTCACCAAACGTGAACGTGATATACAGCGTCAATTCGAACTGACTAAAGAAAAGAAGATCGGAGAGTTGCGGACTATCTTGGAAAGCGAAACCGGTACTGCTGAACAGATACGCGCTATCCAAGAAGATTTGGCTGCTAACGATCAATCGAAAACAGCCGATCTTTACACTCTCAAGAAAGAAATGGTGATGACCTACGCGACCACTGCGGCAGACCTTATGGGTCAGTTAGCGGGTTCGATGGATCAAAATAACGAAAGTCAGTTCAAAGCAGCAAAGGCTCTCAGTTCGGCGCAAGTTATAGTTTCAACCGGTGTGGCTATCATGAGGGCATACTCTGACCTCGGGCCTATTGCAGGCACAGCGGCTGCGATTGCCATGGCAGCTATCGGAGCAGCACAGCTTGCCAAAATCGCGTCCACCTCCTATAAAGGGGGCGGCTCCATTGGTGGCGTGAGTGCAGGATTTAGCGGTGGTGGTGGTTCCGCTGGTGTTGACGGCAAGGCTGGAATTAACACCGGAGTTGTGGGTGGTGGTAGTGTTGGGTCCAAGATAGGTGGTTCGTTGCAGACTACGGAGAGCCGTGCAACTTTCCAACAGTTGCAGCGAATTGCTGATAGTTCTGAAAACGCTTCAATCGCCCTGACTAAAGTTTCTGAAAGTATGGTTAACATAGCTGATATGTTCAAATCGGGAACTGCTGGCGGTTTATTGGCTGGTACCCTTACCTCTCCCTCTACTGGTTACAAATCTGATAATGGATTTGATAAAATGGTTACTCTCGGCGGTTTGACCGGGGGCATACTGTCGAGCGGTATAACCAGTTTATTGATAGGTGGACTCACAGCAGGACTCGGAGCTTTGGGTAATGCGATGTTTGGTTGGGGCAACACTTGGCAGACCAAAGATTATGGTATCAAAATGGGGCTTAACAGCGGTCAGTTCTCCGGTGAAACCTATCGTAATGATAAGAAAGAGGGCGGTTGGTTCACAAGTGATAAAAATAGAACAATACTTGGAGAGTTGAACGACCAGCTTAACAGTGCGTTTACGAAAAATATCAAAGACATTGAGAATACCGTTAATCGCTCTGCTGCGATACTCGGAACTTCTGTCGATCTTTCTAAGGTGAATCTTCCGTCTGCCAATATCCAAACGAGCGGTCGTACTACGGAAGAGATACAGAAGGACCTCACCACTTGGTTCAGTAAAGCGGCTGATATCATTGGTCAGAACGTCAGCGGATTAAAGGACTATGCGTACTATGGTGAATCTGCGTATGATTCGCTCATCCGTCTCACTACTGCGCTTCAGGGGGTTAACGAGAAACTTCAGCTTACCGGGCACAGTCTTATCAATTCTACTTTAGCTGGCGGAAATCAGGCGTCAAAGTTAGCTGAGGCTGCTGGTGGGGTAGATAAGTTAAACAAACTTCAGGATGATTACTTCAGCAAACTTTATACCAAAACTGAACAATCGCACCTAAAACAGTTGGATGGGGAGCGTCAGGTTGCGGTGGGTATTCGGGAAATGAATGCTGCCAACGATGGATTGAATTGGGCTATCCCTAAAACCAACGAGCAGTTTAGGAAACTTGTTGACGGTCTTGATCTGAACACGGATAAGGGTGCTGCGCTGTATCTCTCCCTTATGAAGCTCGCACCGGCAATGTCGGACGCAACAACGGCTGCTACCGACCTTGCCGATTCGGTGAAGAAGTTCACCACCGATCTTCAAGATAGAACTTATACGGCACAGGGCCTAACTTACACCGAAAAGATGTATAAGCTTCAGATTACCCAAGAACAGGAAATGCTTGATGCACAGAAGAATGGATACGATCTTATAAAACTGGCTCAGGTGCAGCAGTTAGAAAAAGCAAGAGCTATAGCTGATGTATTCAAACAAGCGTTAAACGACACACTTTCCATTAAGATAAATCTTCTTCAGGGCTTAACGGGAATTATAAAATCAACCCTTTCCCCGCAGGATAGTTACTTTAATGCGAAAGGTACCTATGAGGTTGTGAAGGCTCTTGCACAATCCGGCGACAAAAAGGCCCTTCAGGACATAGTTAGTAAGGCCAATGACCTCCTGACAGCCTCAGGTAACTACAACGCCTCTAACGCCCAATTTCAGTCCGACAAGGCGGATATCGTAGCCACTCTAAGCAATCTTGTAGGATTAACCAGTAGTGATCCCAGTCTTGAGGTAGTTCAGAAGCAGTTGGATACCTTGAACTCCATTCAGACTGCACTGGCTGACGGTAATGATAAGCAGTTAGCAGCTTTACTTAACGTAGTGGGCAATACTGGTGATATATCCAAATACCTGAGTGGTTACCTGAAGAACTCTCCGGGTGGCACTCAGACTGCCGCAGACGCGATAGATGGTGGAGTGACCAATACAACAACGCCGAACGCCCCTGCGGCCCCTGCGCCGGTTCAGCCCTCACAAGCTGAGTTGGCAGCTACGTGGTACTACAAAAGCAAAACCCCGGATTTGTTCCGGGGCATGGGTTCCCTCAAATATGGTTCCACCATTTACGATATCATTGGGTTCAACGGTAACTGGACCCAGAATTTGTTGCAAAACGCCAACACAGGTAAAACCGGGATAGTTGCAAACGGTCAGATACCTTCGTTTGCGATAGGTACTTCGGGGCTTTCGGCTGACGGTCTTCTCTACGGTCACAAGGGAGAAATTATCATAGACCCGCAATCCTCCAATATCTTACAACGATATGGTATTAGTGTAAATGGAACCGCTGATAGCTATTCTATGGAAGAAACTAACCGTAGACTTGAAGCTTCAATTAGGGTTCAGCAGGAAGGTTTTAGCAGAATGATAGAACTAACTGAAAAACTCGTTGTCAACTCCAACGAACAGACCCGTAAAATGAGGCAAGGTGAATAATGACAACATATCTTGTAGAAATAAAAGGTTACAATCCGATAACACTTCAAGAAGAAACCTTATACTACACTTCAGGGAGAGGTTTTACGACCTCTCCCTTTGAAACACCTCCCAATCAACCCTATATCTCTAGGGTGAAGCAAGCAGGTTCCTTCAAGTCAAGTATGTTTGAAGGTAACGGTACTCTTAGCGGAAAGAGTACCACTGGTATTGGTGAGATAACATTATCCAATCCCGATGGAACATTGGATTATTTGATAGACTGGGGATTTGATGGTAGAACTGTTACAGTTCTACTTGGAAAAGAAGGTGCTCCCCGTGCCAGCTTCGCTCAACTTTACACTGTAACTATCCAACAGGCAGTTTCGGAGCAAGCACTTATCTCTTTTAAAATAAGGGATAACGCTTTTATGTTTGACCGACCTATTCAGGATTTGAAGTTTCAAGGTACCAACGCACTCCCCAACGGATTAGAGGGTGTGCCTACCGATATAATGAATCATCCGAAACCACAAATATTCGGTCAGGTGTTTAACATCACTCCGGTTTGCGTTAACACCTCTTTATTGATATACGCATTTAATATACGCCATGAAGGGGGATTTGACGGAGTTGCTGATATTGATGTAATAGGCAGTTTCGATGCAGCATACGTCTACATAAACCCCTCTTCAGGGGTACAGATTTCCGAACTGAGGGACAAGGGCGTTCCACTGACAAAGGGCGCGGATTACGCAAATTCTTCGGATATGCAAGCAACCGCACCGGCAGCAGGGACCTACCGTGTATGCCCTACTGAGGGTTATGCGCGTTTGGGTTCTGCCCCGCAGGGTGCAATTACAGCGGATTGCGTTGGCACTCCAATAGTATCAAATTCGTTCCTCGGGGATGTGATATTCGATGTAGTGAATCACGCTTATGGTGTAGTGGGTGATGATAACTACACTGACATACCGACTATCAATGCAAACACTCCCGGTTTTGTTGGGGTTTACGTCAACAGCGAGACAACTGGAACTGAGGTATTAAACAGCTTGTGTCGCCCTCGGACGTGGTATGGTTTCAATCGTTTCGCTAAGTTCAGAGTTACGATGATAACTATTCCGACAGTAGCCACCTCCACTATAAACCTGACCGCACTCGATTTAATTAGTTTCAACATGCTCCCCTCCTCGGATACTCCGAACGGGGTTCCGATAAAAAGAGCGGCGGTCAATTACGGAAGAAACTATACAATCCAAAATCCCAGCGAGTTGGGAGGTTCCGTAACTCCTGATATGAGAAATATCTTCGGTATGGAATTTAAACAGAAGGCCAAAGAAGATATCACTATTTTAGATAAGCACAAGTTAGCGGGTGAATTGGTGCTCGACTCTTCTTGTTGCTGTGATACAACAGTAGAAGCAAATATAATCTTCAATATTTACTCTAAGCGAAGAGATAGATTACAGGTATCGTTGAAGATGCGACCCGGATTTGAAGATTTGCTGAATCTTGATACTAACATAACAATCACCTTTCCGAGATTCGGTTACAACAACGGTAAAATAAGAAAGATAATCGGATTTGACCTTAACTGCGAAAACGATATCTTAACTCTAACACTCTGGGGGTAATTTATGCAATCTACTATCGTAATCTCGAATGGTACTGGCGCAGCAGTAAGGGCCGCAATAAACAACGCCTTGCAATCCATTGTAACCATGAACAGCGGCAATGCGGCTCCGAATCCCACCTACCCGTTTATGATCTGGGCAGATACAACCGGCGGACCCAACAACACCATCCTGAGGATCAGAAACTCTCAGAACACAGGTTGGATAGTATTTGCTGTAATGAATGATGCTGCACAAACGCTGGTGTTTACCAGAGCGGATCATGCCAATCAAGCAACGTCCATCGGATAATTTGGCAATCTGGGAGGTAATTAATGTCTAACTGTCTTTTCGCATGGCCGGATTATACAATCAATACCACCGGAAACTATTTTGATTCATCAGCTCACGCTTCGGTGTCCGGTGGCAACTGGTCGGGTCTGAACCGATTACAGGATGACGCTCTTGGCACCAAGGCCAATAGTGTTGATCTGAATCCGGCGTCTACCCGTTTCATAGTCAATCTGTGCAACGGCGATCCTGTAGACGTTAAGGTTATTGCTTTGATAGGACTTAACGCACAAGATGGTTGTCAGGTTCGTGTAAGAGCACACAGTGCTGCCGCAAACATATCATTCGATGATATAGATCTACCTGTCCGTGCCGAATATATGGTTTTTGATTCGGGTGTGGTTGATTTTTGGTCACCGTATTATCCGCAAGGATCTTTACCATGGGGTCACCCCTCACTTTGGGACGGTGGTTTGGTGCCACTTGAGGACCTTATAAACTTCCCCAGATGCAAATATTTTGTCCTACCTAACGAGTGGGCGGCTCAGGCAACTTTCGTTATGGTGGAAATCTTCGACCAGCATAATACAGAGGGTCATGTGTCCCTGTCGAGGTGCTTCGTTGCACCGGCATGGCAACCGCCTTTAAACATGCTCTATGGCGCTCAAATGGGGTGGGACGATTCGGCTACCAGCGTTGTAACGAGTCGTGGCGGTGTGGACTACTTTGAAGAAAATCCCAAACACCGAGTTTGCAACTTCACACTTGAAACTACATCACCTGTTGCAAGAACATGGTTCTCGGAAATGCAAAGGAAACTTGGTAAATCCAAGGAACTCTTTTTCATATTCGACCCGGATGACGTCTCAATGGTCGAGCAAACAGCTTCATTTCTAGCGTACATGCGGAACAACAACCCTTTCACCTTCCAATTTTTCGATAATGCAAACATGCAGTTCCAGTTGAAAGAAAAACTATAAAGGAGACTAATCATGTTCAATAAGATTGTATCAGTCCTGCTGCTGATGACCTTTGCATTTACAAACATCACCTCTGCTGCGTCCGTGGTGCTTAACGGAAGGACGTACAACACAACGGATTTCACGGGGTACGGTTATACCAAAATCTTCCCCACTCCCCTGCTGTCCGATATGCTGACCGAAATGTCCCACCACAAGTATACGTGGAGGGGAGCGTGGAATAACTCTACCGGATACGTTGCATCTGACGTTGTTTCGTACAGTAACACGGTATATATCTGTAAGGTGGATTCGGCAGCGGGGATTCTACCTACTGATACGTCCAAATGGGATGTGATGGTTACTGGGGGTGGGAGTTCCTCTTCGGGAACAACGTGGTACAACGGAACGACCATACCCTCCAATACGCTCGGGGTAATCGGAGATTATTACCTCAAAGCTGACACCGGTGATATTTATAACAAGGCCGGTGGCGGGTGGGTTGCGATATCCAATATCGTTGGTCCGCAAGGGCCGCAAGGGCCCACTGGCACCGGTCTGACTCTCGTTGCCAACGCTCCCAGTAGTTCCAGCACACAGGCAGCGGCCCCTACGATGGTTAATCAGGCAATATATCTGGCCATGCAGGGTAAACCTTTTTCTAATAATACTTCCCATAATCCGATAACCATAAAGTCCGATTGGTCGGCAACGATTGATCCCCAGCAGTTAACAATAAGGGATTCGAATAACCGGCGTTTGGAATTAGGTTATCACACTACAAACGACTACGGCGCAATTCAGGCCGCAGATTTCAATACCTCGCAAGCAAAACCTCTAGTGCTTAATCCCGGATCAGCGCCCGTTGGTGTGGGCGTAGTGAGTCCTGTTTTGCCGTTAGAGGTGATGAGTCCTGTGGACTCGGCGCAGATAACTTATGGTCCAAATCTGATAACAAATACTGCGGATTCGGATTTCACCTCTAACACCGGTCACTGGACGGTAAGCGGAACGTGGACGATATCTGGTGGTAGGTTGAATCACAACACCGGAGCAGCTTTTGATGTGCAACTTCCCAACTCCTATTTGTCGGCTTTGCCTGAACCGGGAAAAACCTACAGAGTGCAGATGGTAGTAAGCACTACCAGTACCGGGACATTGGGTGAGTTGGACTTCAATTTTGGTGGTTCAACCGTACTTCTTGGTGATACCGTAGCTACCGGTAATAACACTTTTACATTCTTCATGCAGGCTACAAACAACACTGACCCCGTTAGCTTTTTACCGTTTGACGAAACGTGGACCGGTAATATTGATAACTTAATTATACAGAAGGTTTTAACTACTTCGGTAGGTGTTATTGCGACAAAGGATAACTCGGGGTATACCATGCAAATGAGTGGTGATAGTTCCGGTACAGTCCGAATGGGTATCAACGCTGGTCAATTTAACACAGGACAGAGTGGAACATTTGTAGGTAACAATGCTGGCCGATACGCAAATACCACATCTGGTATATGTGTAGGCGCTGACGCTTGCAAAAATGCAAGCGGAGATTCCATTACCGTAGTTGGCTCCGGCGCACTATCTGGAACCTATAGGGGTGCTGGGAGTAGTGTTTTTGGGAATATGGCTGGTGCCAATGCTTATGGCAGATATCTCACTTTGATAGGTTCAGATTCCGGTTCGTCACTCAACAATAGTCAGAACGTGATTGCTATCGGAATCAGCGCCGGTAAGGGTGACGGCGCAAGTGATTTGAGTAACGGCATCTTTTTAGGAAATCGGTCGGGGAATTCTGAAACTAATTCCAACAAGATTTATATATCAAATATATCCGGTAAGGTGTTTTTGAAAGGTGACCTTAAAACCGGTCACACTGGCTCTAAGGGTTACTCTGCGCCGACTATTTCAGGCTGCGGAACAGGGGCAACTGTCCAATCCGGTAGCAATGATACTTATGGTATCATAAACACCGGAACAAGTGCTGGAACCTGTGTGATTACCTTCGCCACCGCTTACGGAAACATCCCATCTTGTACTATTAGCGCAGAATCGGGCGCGGGTGTACCTTTCAGCAAGACGATAAGCGCAATCACGGTAACAGCAACCTCGCTTTCCAGTACCAAACTGAATTACAGATGTTCCGCGATGAATGACGGTAGCGGAAATGACTAACCTAAATTTCAAGGAGGCCCTGACGTGAGATTGATATATATACTATTGGTACTGGCACTGATCCTACCCCCTGTTTCTGAGGGGGCTTTCATTTACTACGGGGAACACTATGGGGGAACAACCTATCAGTCCTCCGGGTTCACGGACATTGGTTTTATTGATGGATACGATAAAACTGTGTATCCGTGGAAGGATACCATTACTTATCTTCAACCCAATGCCACGTATCGCTGGTACAAGAATACTAATCCAAAATACGTGGTGCCCCCTTCTCCCAACGGTTGCCTTTATTCTGTTATCAATGGTTACACCGGACCTGTTGATAATCAGTATCAAGAAGGAACAACCGGAACTACCGATATAGCTTGGCCCACAACTGAGGGTTCCCAGATTCTTTGGGGTACCATACAGTTCGTTTGCAAATACAATCTCCGCACAGGAAAATACGCCACCAGTAATAAAGATATGAATTGTATACCATACGATACGGCTATCAAATTCGCCAAATCAATAGGTGCTTTTGATTATCTAGTCGGACTTGGTTTCTCTTGCGTAAGCAATGGCGGTATACCCATACAACAGCCGCCGAACGTCATTTTCCCCTCGGACGCAACTGATAATGTTTCTAAAGTACCCATAGCAGGTAACTTTGTAATACCCAACGACCCACCTATAGTGCGTCAAACATTATCAACTGTCGCATTGAAATCTTCGATGGAATATGATACGAACGGGTACATATCATCTTATTATAACACTACATACGAGATTGATGTATCAATCGGTCCCACTGACGGTTCTCCCAGTCATACAAGTGCTCTCATGACTGGGATTCTGGCTAAGTTGAAGACTCAGAATCCCGATTGGAATGCGTGGGATGTAAGGACGGCGGTTCGAACCTACGGCAGTCATTACGGCCAAGGTTGGCAAACCCCGTACACCTTGGATAACATAAATGGGGCTACCTGTACCGACCCTACTAATCGGAGAACTACGAGTGTGGCGTGGAACCAAACCGTTGATTACACCCTATGGTGCAAATATACGGTTGCGGGATATGGTTTTATAAACTATCTCAATACTCCGCTGTTTTCTGTTTACAACGGAAATTATGATAAGATGAATCTTCCCTTGCAACCCGCACTCAACGGGGGTTCTGCCAATGTTTTAAATACAGACAGATCAACAAAAAGTATATCGTTCACCTACGCTGCTTATGCGCAATCGCGTCAGGCCGGTTCGGTGTTGGTGAGGTTTCCCTTTAATCCAACTCCGTACTTGAACCAAACCCCGCCCAAAGACCTTTGGGGCGGAACTGTAGTTTATACCGACTACAGTTCGACCGTGGGTAGTACGTTTGTGATGACTGACTTTACCGGAATGGGTGTTGTACCTAACTGGTTTGCATGGTTTAGCATCGACGCTAACGGTAACTACTCAAGACTTGAAAAGGTTTCAATAGAAGGTCCGTACACGATATCGTGGTTTTGCAGAGTTAAGTAGTCAAATCTAAAAAGAAAGGAGGGTCGAAAATGAGTCCGTTTGTTCCCAGTGAGGGTGGTTTGATGTTGCAGTTTTTGTTCTGGGCCGGAACTACAGGTGTTATTCTTTTGATAATCGCGGTAGGATATTTTTGGAGGGAAAACGGAAAACTCAAAAAGGACAACCAGAATGAGGTTGTGGAAACCATCAAAAACTCCATTAACAACCTCAGCACCACAATTACAGTAGCAACGGAAAAGTTCGAAAAGGCCCTGAAGGAAACCCGCATTGAGTTCGGTAAGATTTCGGATGATATGTGGATACACATCGGGGAACTTCGTGAGGACGTTTCGTGGCTTACCGGCCAGCATGAAGTCAATCACGGAATTCGTTATGATGGTCCTGAGCGGCGAAGCAAGCCGCGTCCCGAAAAGGTGGAACATTGTTCCGCAAAGGAGATAAACGAGAAATGAGAAACATAATCTTCATCGTATTGGTTACTCTCGGTTTGGCTGTGCTGGCTTCGGTCAGCTTCGGGGCGGTTGCTAAACCCGCCGTGCAGGAGGCCTTTGGCGCTGAAGGGGGCAAGAACTGTCGCAAGGACGACCCCGGCAACCGCAAGAAGGATGGTACTTGGGGTTGCACCATGTACGGCTTCTCCCCCAAGGTCTACGGAGATAAAGTTCCTGACAATTTGGATGACGCCTCCGCCATGTATGAAAGGGACTTCTGGCGCTTCCTCCACTTGGACGGGCTTGACTCGCAGATTATCGCTAACGCGATCTTCTTGGCTGCAATCAATCAAGGTTCACCCTTGTGGGCTAAGAAGATTCAAGAGGCGGTTAACCTGAGCAACGACTACGGTGAGGATATCGCGGTTGACGGCCAAATCGGGCCTAAGACGATAGCCGCTGCCAACAAGTGCGATCAGGTCGAGCTTTACGTTAACATCATCATCCTTCAGGGGGCGCGGTACCAAGCAATCGTCAAAGCCAATCCCAACATGAGGGCGTGGTACAAGGAATGGATGTATCGTATGAGGAACGGTGTCCGCAAAGCCGTCCATGAGTACGACACCTATCTGGCTCGGGAAGCCCAAAAGAAGTTTAAAGGTTCTGGCAATATCGACGCCGGATTCCTCAAGGAAGTAGCTCCTTGAGGTCGCTGCTACTCTTCGCCCCGCTGCTCCTCGGTTCCTGCGGCTACACGCTTCAGGATATAAACGCTGGGGTACAGGCGGGGCGAACTTTTGAGGATGGCGCTGTGTTCTCTTCGGGAAAAACGGCGTGGGGCCTCAGTCTGTCAGGTCACTATGTCAAGAAATGCGGAGCTTGTCATGGATATAACTGCAAAGAGTAGGATAGATTGCCCCGTACTCAGACAGTACGGTCATTGCAACCAAAGCAAGGAATGCGTGGGTTGCACCAAACTTAAATAGGAGGCAACAAGATGTTATCAATGTGGTTCCTGAAAGCGAACGATCAGTTATGGGAAAAGGGTATCATGTTAGTGGAAGGCCCTCACGCTCACACTGAGATTCAGTTCAGCGATGGCAAGTTCTTCTCTTCCACTACCGAACTCGGACCCCGTTTCTGTGACCGTAAAGACCTTTATGACCCGGATGATAAGGAATGGGATATCATCGAAATTCCTTGCACCTCGGATGATGAGAGATTTGTCAGGTCGCTGGCGGAAATGATCTGCAAGGGTCTGACCGGCAAGGCCCCCGGCTACGGCTTCAATCACATTGCACTCGACTTCCTTCCGATTCCCATTTCTCTTTCCTCACCGGACAAGTGGATATGCTCGGAGTCCTGTGTTTACGTACTTCAGGCTATCGGTCTATTCATGGGGTGGATTCCCCAGCAGACCTCCCCTCACGATGCGTTCAAGATTCTTACATCAGAACTTCAGAACTGGTTGAAGCTTCGCATAGAAACCTGCGCCTAAAAGTTTATCTTGCACAAGATTTAAATTTGTTGTATCGTCGCCATGTTTAATGAAGTTAACCCCAACAAAGGAGATACATCATGGGCTTCTGGCAGAAAATCGGTAGTTTCTTCAAGAACTTCTTTTCGAACATCGTGGCTGACCCGATCAGCAGCATGAGCGGTGTCGGCAAAATCGCTGCGGGTGGCGCTGCGGCCTACGGCATGGCAACCGGCATGATTCCGGTCAACACCGCAACCGTGACCGGAGCGGCTGGCATGGTGACCTCGGGCCTCGTTTCCCTCGGCACTAACCATACCACGGGACAGGTTAACCCTACCATCGAAAAGATTGCGGGGGTGGAATTGAAAGCGGCAACCGTTGCGTTACAGGTTGATCCGTTAGCCCAGAGCGTCATGACGGCAATCAATGCGAAGGGGGAGGCGGCGAGCGCAGCGGCGAAGATCATGGCCGCTAACGATGCCATCCAGAGCATTGCCGCGAGCGTGCAAAGTCAGGCTGCGGCGGCTCCACCGGAGAAACAGCCGGGGGTTTAAAAGGATCAGAAGGAACGTAGATATGCGAAAGGCCCCCGGCGCGATTACCGGGGGCCTTTTTTATCTCCATGATACAACTTTAAGTTTGACTTGCGGTACTTCGTATTTCTGGTTGTGTTCGGGGTTTACGCATTCCAGATATTGAAACTCGCCTTCCCCTAGCACTTCCATAACTAGGCCGCACTCTGTGTGAGGACATATCACAGGCACAGCAAGCTTCGCTACAATCGTCATGGTTCCCCCTGTCACTCCAAGCTGGTTGTTTTCGCTTCGTGTTCTTGATCCAGATGATCCCGAATCTCGTTGTATCTCTTGCCAGCCACATTACCCATGTGAGTCAGTTCCTGCATTTCCCGTGCTTCGTGTTTATCTGATAACGTAGTGGCCTTCCATTCCAGACATTCACTTTCTACAGCATCTTGTTGCCACTGTTCGCCCTTCTCTTTCCATTCCCCGTATTTGTTGAGCCCCCTTTCGTATTCCCCTACAACTGCCCTGAAGAAGTCTGAAAGGGGATGGGTATTGAGGTCGATTCTGGTACCCACCGTTGCAACGCGCAATCCTGTGCAGTTACAAGCTAAGATACCTCTGCTGGTGATCCAGTGACATGATGCTATATGTCCTTCTCCGTCATAGGGGTTACGGTGCGACATAACTCACTCCTCCTTTTATTGCGATTTTGATAACGTTATCTGCCGCCGCTTCTATGTCCTCCATAGGTACCCGTTCGTCCGATATCATCAGAACCTGAATACCCAGTTCATCTGAAATGCGCTTGACCATTTGTAAAGCCCTCAGATTGGCTTGCGCCCCCTTGAGTCTAGGGAAAGGTTCGTCTAGTACCATGATCGGGCGCGTATGGGGTCTTTTTAGCGTCCACATGGCTATTCTCAAACCGAAAGCTGCAACGTCACAGGCCCCTCCACCGGCCCCGTTCAGCGGATCATCTACTTTATTGTTGCCGCGCATAAATGAAAGCTCGGCCTCAGTTTGGTTGCGCTTCTGGGTGAATTCAATTTGAAGCTGGTATGGATCATCGAATACGGAAGCAAGAGCCATGGAAACGAGGGCGCTGATATGAAACTCAAGTTCCCTCTGTGTCTCTTCAGCAACCTCCATGATGGTGGTTTGCGCCTCTTCGATATCAATCTTCTCAGCGTCCAGTCGGTCAAGTTCAGTATAGACAGCGGAAAGCATTTCCTCGGTCTGCTGAAGCTGACCCTTGCGCTGTTCCAATATCTGTCTGAAGTTCATTGCCCGTATTTCTCCTTGAGAACCGCAACGGAGTCCTCTATCTGTACGTCAAGTTGTTCTTTCTTAGTCTTGAGGGCCTGAAGCTTGCTGTTGCCCTGAGCTACGGACCCGCACCCGAATTCCGATTTGAGGCGAGCCATATTCTGATTGATAGCGCCATCAATGCCAGCCTTGTCGATCTTAGCTTGGTCAATCTCGGCTTTAAAGTCTGTGAGCCATTTGATATCTGCATCGGTAGGCATTACTTCCTCCTTAGAAAGCGGAATGAGTCAATCATGTTCTTGTAAATGAAAAGCCGTAGTGTCTGGGATTCGATGATTTTCTGCTGCCGTGCAAACTCACGTTCAAGTGCCCAAATACGCTCGCACATGATCCGCTTGTATTTGATATGCACTTCCATGCGGAAGATCAACCAGAGCGAGAACAAGCACCAAATGCCGTTGGACAGGAAGAACAGCCAGCCGCTGACAGCTTCGGCGTGGTGCATGGCTGACACGATATCAAATACCATTGTCCAGAAGCATACTACCACGTACAGGAGAAATATGCCAAAAATATACTTCATGATGCTAGAAAGGTATCTCATCATATCCCTCCACGATAGTTACTTCCCGAATGTCCTCACGACTCCATCCAAGTTTCAAAAGGAGTTGCTTGCACTCTATGGTCGGGGCCACGTAGGTGGCAGGTCCGATTTCCTGAAGTTCGCGGTAACTTTTGTAAGCTTCATAGCTACCACGGAAATCCACGAAAATCTTATCTTCCTGTACGTCATAAATCCAGATAAGACTATCGACTCCATACAGGGCTGGTGTCTGGGGTTTCTCCAAGGTGCTGGGTTCGCAAGATCCGGTAACGTATTGCACAGCACCGATGAAGCCCTCAACAACATCGGCACAGCAACTAACGTCAAGTTTAGTTTTAGACAGCATATCCCAAACACGTTCCAGAGTCTTCATGTCCGGGGCGGTGATGATAAACGGAGTCCCCTCAAATCCGGGGTCCATATTCATCATCGCAGCTACGCCTTTATAAACCTTGTTAGAGGGGGTGAGAAAATCAGTTGCGAAGACTTGCGGGAATTCCATTGTTGCCTCCGGTTGTTCTATGGTTATTTGTTTTATATCCTTTCGACTCCATCCTTGAGCAAGTAGAAGCTGTTTGCATTCGATTGTGGTCTTATCAGTAGCGGGGCCTATTTCGTCAAGTTCTCCCCACAAGAGGTCACAGCGGTGGGTAACACAACAACTATCAGAAGCGTCATGATATACCCAGATTTCATCCCAAAGGTACATACTATTTCCCCATGGCTTTATAGATAAGTTTCTGAACCGGCGTCCGCACTCCACTTGCTGCGATCTTCACTTTCATGTTATCTTCAAAGGAAAGTGATACGGTTATATTAGTCGCAAGTGATTTGACGTAAGCCTCAAGGCGCTCGTTCTTCTCTGTCTTAACGTCTATGTGCTCACGGCTTATCACGTCATTTTCGATAGGAAGAAAAACCTGTTCAACCTCATTGGTGTCGGCGTACCAGAGGAATACACAGGGCTTATGGTCGGCCTGAGCCGCTGTTTGTCTCATCATGGAGCCGGGATTGACAAGAACCGTCCCGCCTACCCGCTCCACGAAAGTTTGATGATTATCACCGGATACGATAAGCTGGAAACCGGGCATCTGGCGAATGATTGCTTTCCCGGTCCCACCTACCTGCGCCGCTCCGGGGAAAGGCTCTTGCCCCTGAAAGACAAGGTAATGTATCAAAGCCACGTTGATCCCGCTGTACTGGGTACCTGCCAAGGGTTCGCCCCACGGGAAACCAGATACCCACATGAATTCGTTGCGGGAATTGCACGGTATCTGAATGTCAAGCTCGGTAGAAGGGGCAAGCATGATGATCTTACCAGCTGCACACAGCACGTCAATCCCTGCGCGTTCGATGTTTTCAATGGAGTGCGCAGGGAGGTCATGCTGGCCGGGGATTGTGATGAAGTACCGGGGAAGCTCACGGCACGTCATGCCCAACAACTGCGGTACCGCCTTCCAATGATGATAAATGTCACCACCACATAGCACAGGGCATTCGTGCTTTTGCTGAAGATCGGAGATAAAGGAAAGCTTACGAGACTGAGCCGCAAGGAAGTTATCAGTGCGACACTCAGGCACGTCGAGCCTCAAGTGAATATCGGAACAGATGATTCCGTCAGCTTTTCTCACAAACCCCTCCTTATTGCTAATTCATTTTCATAGGATTTGATTTCTAATTGCAGTCTTTCCACCTCTTGTTGAATTTCACCAAACCTACAAATAGAGAATTGCTATCTTTGTCCTTATGACTTTTCACCAAGTATTGAGATATCAACCTCTGCGATTCTTCAAGACGCTCTGCGCTAGTTCTCACGGTTGACCTCCGCACAACGGGCAGTTATCTGGAAACGCAAGGTCGAATTCCTGTTCCATTTCCATTATCCTCAGTTCGGAGTTTTTGGCCTTGAGAGAAAGGTCAGCGATATGCTGAAGAAGGTTCTGAAGTGCCTGACCGTCTTTTTTGATATCAGCTCTTTCACTTATCAACTTTTGTACGGCAAATATCTCAGGTTCGGCAGCAATGAGGGCCACGCACGCCTTTGAATCAGTCTCATGACCGCGCACATTCCGCAAAATACAATCTAACTGCGAAATACTAGCGGTAAGGGCTTCGCGTTCCCTACCCAAGGAAAGGGCTTCGGTCACCTGCGTTTCGGCTCCTAAGGCCCATTCATGCTCGCCACTTTTTTCCGTATCTTGCTGAATTCTCAACACAATACGATGAAGGGTCAGAATCTTCTCAGACACCCCGATACGCACTTCAAGTAGAGATTGAATATCTGAGACTTCCTTTTCAGACTCAAGGACGAATTCGATTTCCGATAGTTCCTTTTGTTGTTCCTGAATTTGCTCAAGGAGTGCCGATAACGAAGAATGCTCCACTTCGCACGCATGTTCCTGAGCAAGTAGTAATTCGTATCGTTCAACCTCCACCTCCATTTCAGCAAGATACGCAAAGGAGTCCCGTTTGGCCTCCAAGTTTCGCATGTGGTCCTCTTTCTCTTTGATAGCTGAGGAGTTGGCTTTGGCCATGCTTTTGATGCTGGTGATTGCTGTGTCAATTACCTGAAGGTTACAGGCGCGGTTCAGGGCTTTAGCAACGTCACCCCCGCTGTCACTGAGTAGGAAATGAGGGTCCATCTGTCGGCTGATATTGATTTCGTCAACGTTCAGGGCCTCTTGCACCTCCTCGGGTATTTCGTGCCGGAATGCCTCGTACTCGTTATCAACTGTGTCGTTGAGGAGGAAATACTTGTTCTTCTTGTCGGTCTGCCGGGAAACAACATTACCATCGGTAAAAGTAATCTCCACATCAGATACCCCGCCCCACCAAGAGCGGCGAAGGCCCTTATTAGTGAAGACAAGTCCGACACCCCGGAGGATAGCAGACTTTCCAGCATCGGATAATCCCACGATTGCGTTAACCCCCGGTTTGAGGTCAAGCACAGTCTTTTTATGGGATTCGATGTTTTCAAGAACTATACGACTGATTATTCCGTCATTCCTTGCCATCGCCTTCCTCTTTGACTGGGGGTTTGTAAGGCACTCCACAAACGGGGCAAATCCCGCGCTTGCCTTCGGGTGGACTATCGGGGCAATAACGCCCCGGCTCAGGGTTCTTTACTTTCATGCCGATTCTCCCACGCTTACGGTTTTGTGGTGGCAAGTGCCGTCCTTTAGACAGGCTTTGCATGGTTCATCCCACGGCTCTGCTTCACCATGGATACAGTTGAGGCAACCCTTGCAGGGTCCGTTATTCTCGATGTACTCTTCACAGTGTCGGCAGTCCATTGTCGTGTCTCCTTTAGAATTCAGTTATATCATCTTTATTCCGAAACCCTTTCCAGATTGCTTGGCGGGGAAGATCAATGGAGCCGACAGCCTGATACTTGTAGGTGCCAGTGCGCCCCATGAATTCGTCTTTGTGAGTCCAGATATACCAAAGTTCGTCGACCTTCATGTTAGCGGCTGCGCCACACCTGATAATTTGTCCGGTCCAAGGAAGCCCTTTGGTGGTCGTGCGGAGGAGGAAACCCCCGGTAGTACCAGCGCCTTCCTTGTTTTCGCGGTGTGAGGAACGGCGGGTAAGCCCCAGCTCGTTTGCAAACGCCTCGTTGTTGTTCTTTAGCTTCTCGTAAAAGCCTACTATCACACCTTCAGCGTCCTCGGTCGGTTTGAGCTTCCAGATGTAACCCTCTTTATCTGTGCAGCGACCCTCCTTGTAGGGTGCCCAAAGGGTGCGGATCATTGCCCCCTCATAGCCAAGGTCGATGCAACCTTTTTCGAAATGGCGTACCTCTTTTTTATTCTTCAATATCACTTGCGGGAGTAGTTCGACAAACGGTATGCTTACCGCACAGCGCCCAGCTAGGTTCTCGTATCGCTCTCCGTAACTGAGTTTGGTATTGGTGAAGTTATCGAATACGTACAGTTTAAAGTTGGGCTTGCCGTCCTTTGCGCGGACAGGTCCGGTGGTCCGGTTAAAAGCATCAGGATGGTTAGGAGGACCGATAACTATCTCCCCATGCAATCCGTTATAGATTGGATTAGAAAGGATGCGCCGGATGAATTCGTTACCGATAGGCTTGAGGGTTGAGGTAAAGGCCCCGTTCTCACACAGACAGCAATAGCCGTCTAGCTTAGGAGAGCCGTAAACGGGGTATATGTCGGAGTCTAGCCGTGCTTCGGTAATCTGCTTACTCGGAGCTTTCATAGGGCGCTTGACCATTTTTAGAAGCTCCTTTTGGGTACGTTCGGGGGAGGTCCGGTAATTCGGCGCGTTACCATGTGAGTTATCATGTCGCCACCAATGATCGGCCCAAGTTCTAAAGCAGCGCCTTCAAAGGTGACCACAGCTTTTCCCAACATACCCGCCTCTATCGAAAATTC